TCTCTGGCAAGGGTTTTCTTTCCCTGCTGTACACCTTGCATATATGTCTTTGGCGGTTTATACTGTCCTGTTACTTGCTTTCCTGTCGACTGCCCACCTGCTGTGATGTTATACATCTGAAAACCTTTGTCAGCAAAAGATTTGATTGTTTCAACTTCTTTCTGGTCGAGTTCGCTTTTTTTGCACGTCATATATGTAAGTTTCCATCCAGTGGGGTTACTTTCACTGTAAAATTTATGTTTTTTAAGACTTAACGCTATGTGATCGTATTCTCCTAAATGGCTCGCACATCTCTCGCAAAGGCTAACTGCCTGTCCGCAGTATGCTCTGTTTATTCCAGCTTCATCAGTTCTGTAAAACACATATATACCACTAGAATATGGAATTCCAGGACATATCTTTTGTATTCGATTTTCTCGTTCTCGCTTCATTGCAAAAACTTTTCTGTAGTCCACATCAATGTCTTTTCTATAATCCATCCGGTATCACTCCTTTTCAATCTGGTCAATGAGTTTCTTGCACTCATCTTTGACATAAGCAAGTGAACAGATTTTAATATCTGGATCATTGTTTGATTCTCTCCAAAAATCTTCCATCGTGTGAAAAATTCTTTTGAAGTCTGGGTCGTCTCCAAAATACTGATTTGCCGTTTCAATATCATATCCATCAAAACAATGATCACAATCAAAACCAATCCACCGCGTATCCTCATCGTCACAGTTATATAAATATGATTTTGCATAAGTAACTCCGCCATGACAGCTAAGATAGCCTAAATCATCAACGCTTTTCTTTGCTAACTTGTGACTGTAAGGCACTCCAACATATCCGCATCTGTATGCTCCGGGCATAAACAGAACTACATATGGATAACCTTTGTATGTAGATTTTGCTTCTAAAACTGGTTTCATTTAATCACTCCCATTCATCTTCGTCTTCATCGTCATCCATATCGCAATAACCATGATTCATAATTTCTTTGAACATGGATATTGCTTTTTTGAATCTATCACGCAAAACTGTTTCTTTCTGTTGAATATCTGCAATTTCCTTTTTGCGTTCATTGATTTCTTTGAGCAATGCTTCGTTCTCTTTTTCGAAATTATATCTGGCAATTCGCTTCATGGTTGTTGGGTCTAGCTTTACGATTTCCTCTGATTCTTCAAAATACGCAACTGTTGGTCTGCAACTTGAAGATGTGACAAACGCCTGAACTTCATCTGTTAATGCAGTAATATCAAGTAGTTCTATTGGTGGGTCTTGCCACAAAAAATGTTCTACGTTGAAGCACATCATATTTTCGTTATCATAAAAAATAAGTTGTCCTTTTTGTATCATTTCTTTCTCCTTTCAAAACGGACATAAATTCAAGTCGACATCCAGCCCTGACCTTGCGATCTGCACCAGAACATCATCCCCGGCGACGCCCTGTATCTCTTTCTGCATCACTTCCGGGTCTCCCCATCCCTCTGACAGGTGGCATAGCGTTATGGTTCTGAGTGAAGCGGTCTTGTTCACTCGGATAATCTCTTTTACAGTAGATAAGCTGCTGTGCCCCCGGACGGAGTGCTCAAACTTAAACGAATCCTGTTCCGGCGATTCGTCAAGATGATTACATTCTATAATGAAATGATTTATTCTCATGTTCTTGAATGTGAACGGCAAATATGAGAAGTCTGTCGCATATATCAGTCGTCCACATTCTTCATGAGATATCAGGTATGCAAAGTTTGGTGTCTTGTCGTGCGGGACGTAGAAAGGCGTCACCCGGAACGAACCTATGTCCTTTTGTTTCTTCTCCGGCAATCCGATCATCAGCTCGCCAGAGATTGCGTTTACACTCTCAACTGTCTCGTCATTGGTGTAAATTTGAACGCCGGATTGCATAAGATTCTGAAATGATTTCAGGTGATCTCCATGTCCATGGGTCAGCAGGCAGCCCGAAATATCCGATATTCTGTAAGAAATCCCTTTCAGAATTTCCGAGTACCTACATCCGCAATCCAAAAGTAAGATTTCGCCGGATTCAGATTTAAGCGCATAGCAGTTTCCCGGCTGACTACCTGTATTTATTACTCGCATGAACATTTTGAATCACCTCACTTTCTGTTTATTTGTAACTATTTAAAATTAAAGAAGCAGTTTCTCCAATCATATTTTTATCGTCCTGCTGATATGGAGGAGTTCCGCGCCATAATTCTTTCATATCTTTTAAATCTGTAACCGCCATTGCGTCCCTTATTAATTGAAGCTCTTTAAGCGATAATTCCACAGTCACAATGGAATCCCAATTTATTTTCTTTCTTCCTACCTCTTTCATACTTCATCATCCCCCGGGAACCTGAACACGATGTTTGCCGGTTCAAATTTTATATCTGGACTGTTAACCATGGTTTTGATGATTCCAAAACCTCTTGCAGCCATTTTTATACATTCCTCGTAATCGTCATCACTCATTTCAACGTTTTGTGATAAAAACATTCCTGCATACACTCTATTTAACATTTCCATTGCTTTCTGACACTTTTCTCGGCTTTCATAAACTGCCATCACATATGGGCTTTGCTGTATCCCTCCGGCAAATACCGCCTGTATGTAATTTTCCGAAACAATCAATGCTGTCATTTCATACGGAAGATTGATTTCTCCATCCTGAGATATAATCCTCATAGTTCTCACCTCGTTTCTTGAAATAGTCTTTCACTGACTCATAGTACGGGCAGTTCTCACGCCACCCGATACAAGCCATATATTTTCCAAACTTTCCAGAATCGCACCGATCAAAATTGATGCAGTCGAAGTACATCATATGCGATCACATCTCTTCTGGCTTCATAAAATCTGGAATGCTTGATTCCTGTCCTGCTGCCGGAACCGGTTCTTTCTCGGAAGTCTTTACGACTTCTGCAACTGTTGGCTGCTTAGGCTGTTCTTCGATTTCCACTGGCTCATCTGGGATAAATTCTTCTGCGTTGGCGTTCTGCTCGATTTCTTCCTGTACTTCTCTGTATGTGGCGTCCATCATGTTATATTCGTAAGCCTGCACTGGGTTATCCCATCTTTTGGGAATGGATTTCATAATGTTGTTTCGCATCTTACGAATAATCATTGATTCTCTTGACTGCGTTTCGTAATAAGACGGTGAAATATACGGTCTTAATTCCTCACAATCAATGATTGCTTCCAGTTCTCCGATCTCAGCAACCTTTTTCATGATTTCTTTTTTCTTTGCTTCAATCTGGGCTTTCTGTGCATCCGTAGCTTTATATCTATCTGCACAAATTCCAAAAGTTTCATTCTGGAGATTATTCTTGATGTGTGCTGCAAGATTTTTCAGTACATCCGCTCTTTCACAAGAAAGATATTCAATATGTCCGTCCTTGTACTGAATTGGATATACAATACGAACTACCTTGCCTACGCCAGATTCTTCCCATTCTGGTGGTGTAATTTCCACGCCTTTATGCCTTGGTGGTGTATATTTGTCGCCCTCTCTAACTTTCCAGTACGGGAACACTTTAGCCACATTGACACCATATCTACTTACAAGAGCGTCATTTCCATCGCCCTCAATCGCAAATTCGATTTTCTTCTCCCACTGTGCCGGTTTTCCTTTTCCTGCCACATTTACGTTTCTAATCTGGAAATAACACTCTCTCGGCTGTGCATTTGCGTTCAGTTTCAATGCTGCTACTTTCTGCATAACAGACTTTAAGTTTGATGTATTTACCGATTTCATATCAGTTCCACTTTCGTGAATCATCTGATAAATAGCTGCCATCGCTGACACTACGCATTCTTTTGAATAAGAGTCGAACTCCATTCCTCTTGTTTCCAAATCTTCTTTCATCAGGTCTACATAACTGTTTGTCCATACTGAAAGAGTGGTGTTGAATGTTTTTGTTTCTGCCATAACAATTCTCCTTTTCTGATAATTATTAAACTTCTGTTACTGTCATATCCCCCTCAGCAACTTTCAAAAATATCAACTGTGCATCTGCCTTAATATCTGCCAGACTGCTGTTGTCCAGTTCTGCTGCACAGTCTACGAATATCGGATAACTCACGCCGTAAAAATTCTGTAAACCATCCATAATGGCGATTTTTCCTTTCATCATTAGGGCTGTATTGGCGTTCCCGATTAATTTCTTCCAGTTACCGTCCTTGTCCTGCACGTGCCAGATGCAAGCGTCTACGACTTCACCGTTCTTCTGTGTATCGAACAGTTTCACTTTAACTCCGCCAAAATACTGGTTTACTGCATCTTCAAGGGCTGTGTTCTTCGCCATGCTCAGCGATTTTAATTCGTCCAGAATCATCTGTGCATCAGCTTTATTTTGCGCGTACTGTTTCTGGATTTTCTGAAGCTTCTCGATCTGTTCGCCGATTCGGATGTTATTGTTGGCTTCTCCGATTTTCTGATTGACTGCTGCCAATTCCTGTTTCTTTCCAGATAACTGCTCTGAAAGCTGTTTCTTCGCTTCTTCGCTATCGTCCAGAGAATTAAGTTCCTGCTCTTTCTCTTTGATTGATGCAAGAATCTGCTGATATTCGGCGTTACCTGAGAAGTCTGGTTCTTTCAGTAAGGATTCCAGATTCTTATTTTCTGCATCCAGAGAAGTTTTGATCTGCTCTAATTCATCTGTCAGTTTAGAAATCTCGGATGTAAGAATTTCTTCCTGCTTATGTGCTTCTTTCATGCCGGCAGACGCTTTATTACCAGTCTGAATAATTTCATCAAGTTTGCGTTTCTTGTCCTGTTCCCATTCTTCCTTAACCTTTAACTGCTGATTGATTCTTTCCTGCTTCATCTGCTCGAATCCGCTCTTTAATTGCTCAATCTGCTCTGGTGGAAGATTCTGACCGCAAGTCGGGCAAATGGCCTCTGCATCATTGAATGTCTCAGATTCAATATTTTCCAGAACTGTGTTGTCCCATTCTGTATCCTTGATTTTGGGATATTGCGTTCTGGCGTTCTGCAATTTTTCAAGAAGATCTTTTTTCTGTGCTCTCAGGTACTCCAATGCAGAAGCCTTTCTGTTCAACTCTGATGTTTTGATATTCCTGTCTAATTCAAGAGTGCTAACTTTATTGCAAACCGATGATTTCTGCTCTAACAAGTCCGCTTTAGCCTTTGAGTCTATCTCTAACAGTTTGGTTCTTAACCCTGCCAGTTCCGCTTTAATCTCTCCGGCTTTCTCGTTCCCTGCCTGTGCAATCTGCTTTTCGAGGTCTGAAATCTGTTCCTGCAAGGCGTTCTTCTGCAATTCCAGTTCTGCAACATCAGCATCAACTTTTGAATTTTCCATACCGATGATCTGGTTTGGAATGGCTTTCAACTGTTCCTCTGCCTTTTTCAGTGTTGCACTGTTCATGGCCTTAATTTCGTCTGCTTTGTAGGTTTCCAGAAGTGGTACTAACTCGGCACAATCTGGAACTGTCTTGGCAATCTCTAAATCCGATTTCCCGGCACCGTCTGACATGGAAAACAGAATCTTTCTGGCATCTGCATCTTTAAAACCTGTGAAGATTTCCATATGAGATAACATAAGAAAATTATTAAAGTCAAATCCTCGCTCTTTCAAATCGGCTTTAAAATCTCTTTCAGCTTTCGGAACGCCGTTGATTTCGTATTTGTTGGATAATGCAACCTTGCCCGGCTTCCCGTCCTTTGGTTTACTTTCTGTGCGCTTCTGGAATTTCGCTACACTTACCGGCTTTCCATCAATTACAAGGTCAATATCGACTCTTGGTAGACATTCTCTACCATCATCAGGTCTGATATCCGGATTGCTTTTTAAGCTGTAGTCCTTGTCGCAAAACTCCCACATATGAGCGTCTGCCAGTGTGGTTTTCCCACATCCGTTCTTCCCGGAAACTACTGTTCTGTGCCCGAACTCTATTTTCTTTTCCGACTGACCTTTAAAGTCGGTCAATCTAATCTCTCTTACTTCGATTTTTTTCATATTACAAAATCTCCAATCTCTTTACCGATACCTCTAATGCTGTTACCCATTCTTGACTCTGATCAGACCAGAGTTCCCGGCTCTGGAATCTTCCGCAGAGTTTGATTTTCGTTCCCTTTTTTAGATTCTCTACGGTATCTGCGTTTTCTTCCCAACACAAACAACTGATTGCGTCTGATCTGGTATATCCGGCTTTCTTCTTTCTATTTACTGCCAGAAGTATTCTCGCCAACTTCCTGTCGTTGTTCACGCCAATCATCTTTATTGTCGGCTTTTTAATCAAATATCCGGTCAGATAAACTTCGTTTGCATCGTGTTCTTCCAATCTTTCAAGATATTGAATGTTCGTTGCTCTTACATACGCTGTAAGGCTTTTCTTGCCGTCTTCCCGGACTGTACGACTTCGCATTTCGCCATATACGCTGGCAATCAGCTCTGTTTCTCTTGAAATCATGTATTCCGGCACAATAATCGGAAGAATATCATAAGATGTACTCTTTCTGAATATTGTCATTCTTCCCTCGTACATCTTGGTTCCACCGTATTCTTCATGTGAGAATACAAACCCTGCCGGAATGTCACCAGATAAAAGTACCTGGTTTTCGTCACGCATCTTCATGTTGTATATCACCCTCTTTCAATATCTTTGTCAGCATCAATCCGAGTGTTACGACTGTTTCTCTGAGATTCTTGTTTTCGGCTTTAAGTTTCTTTCTTTCTTTCTCGAGGTCGGAAATGATCTCGCTTGCAAGTGTTGATGTTTCTGTGTTCTGGATGTGTGTTTTTGACATAAAAAATGCCCTCCTAATTATTTATTTGATAAATACAGGAAGGTGTGTTATACTTGTCCTGTATTTAACTTACCCAATTAAGTTAGATACGCGGCTCCGTGTGGTATTTCCGGTACCCATGGAGCCAACTTTTAATCTGAGTCGAGGCCTAACATGGCGATACAAATTTTCTTGTCAATGATTATGCTCTCGCCAGAGTTAAGGTATGCTTTGAACGCCTTTAGTCTGCCAACTAATTCGGCGTATTCCTCAGCTACGGTCTCTGCTCTGAAATCCATCTTATTTTCTTTCTCCATCACAATCCTCCTCACAATACGGACATTTGTTGTCCATCAGAATTTTGTTTAAATGGTCAGTTACTTTCTTCACATTTTCTTCCTGCTGATAACCGCCCTCTGCAATGCTATACATATCAAACTCTCTTAAGGAATCTTTCTTATATATGTTGATGTGCAAGCTGCATCCGATCTTGTAATTTGCGAAATGAAATGCTACCGTTCTGCCGGTTTCTTTCTGAACTCTCCTGCACAACTGGTACAGTTCATCTACGGTCTTATCAAATTCATTTATCTTCATCGAAAAGCCCTCCAAACAATGTTTTTGCAATTTCCTTGATTTTTTCTTTTCGAACAGTCTCAAACTCTTCTTCGTTCATCAATCCGATTTTGACTGCTTCGTCAATCTCCTGCTTCACAGATTCCTCTGTTACTTTATCGTCTTCCATAATAGATTCTTTGATTCCCCGAACGATAACAGCTAAGTCAGCTATTAATTCCGTTTTACTTCCTTTGAGTGTAAGTTCTCCTGCTTTTGTATTAATCATCTCTCTTTTCCTCCGATTCTTTTAATTTCATCCGGGTAGATAACCACGAATGATAATGCGAATATTACGATTGCCACTGCAACCGGCTGTGATGCACTGTCAAATCTCCAAAACGGCAAGTACGGTGACATACCGCCGATCAGAGCTGACAGGATTAATGCTTTTGCCATTTTTATATCCCTCCGATATGATATTGAGTTTTATTCTGCATCTCCTTATAATGTCCTTACAGGCACCGCCATGCCGAGTAAAATGAAAGGAGATAAAATTTTGCAATTATTACCGCATATTGATGGCTTTCACCAATCCGGCGAAAAAGTTTCTGAAACCTCAGTATTTGTATGCAATAACTGTGGTTCTAAAAGAACTGTAAAATCCGGCAAAACCATCCCTAAGTGTTCAAAATGTAATGATTACACCTACTGGTTTAAAATCGTAACACTTTGATCACTTTCAATATCTGCGAACATTGTTTCCGGGTGGTATTCGTCTTTTAAATCACTGTTTGCATAGTCGATGGATTTCACCTGGAAGCAGATGTTTGCACCATTTTCTGTATTGAATACTTTCAAATACTTTTCTCCGTTTTTTGAAAAGCATATTACCCTCGTTTTATCTGGGATTCTTATAAACTGCGGTGCGAATAATTTTTTTAAAATTTGCAATATCACTTTTCACCTCCTAATTCACACAAATATTGGCTTTGCAACTGCAAGAATCATGGCAACAATTCCAAGTATGATTGTGTAAGCCAGCCCTATCTTTCTTCCACCGCATTTGCTATTCCCGTGCCAGTAAGAAACGCAACTGCAAATAATTAACATTACTGATATGGGAATGGCGTTTAAAATGTTCAACTTGCATCCTCCTTTTCAATCATCAGCAATGCTTAAGTCCTCCCTGACCGCAAATGGTTCAGTGACAAACACACCAGATTCTTGAATGATGACATCAATCTCAACATGGTGTTCATTCGTAAACTTCAATGAAAGTGTCGGTTCTTCTGTACTTCCACTTGTGTTTGCTGATATATCGACAAGTTTGAATCCAATAATAGAATGAAAAATTTCATCATTGTCACCAGGTATGTGTAATCGGCTATCAATATTTTTCATTTGTTTTCCTCCTACTCAGCTAATCTTTCTTGCGCGTTGCAGTCACGAATTAGCATTTTGGTATTCGTGCAAGGTTCCCATTCCTTGATATATTCAACTGCTTCCTGATACCTCAGTTTTGGAATGTTATTCCGGGCATTTACATCAAAGTAAGTTTTGACATCCCGGTTGCATTCTGCAAATACTTTCTTCCCGATCTCGTCGTAAGCATTGGATTTCTTGCCGCCTAGCACTTCGATTACTACTCTGGAAACTAAATCTCCAAGATATTTCTGCTGTCCGTAGTCGATGGTCATTGTGTTCTCAAGTTTCTCGATTCGCTCCTCATGGTCTTGATTGCCCTGAGCCAGTAACTGAATCTGTTCTGCTACGGTCATCGGTTTCTGGTATGAACCCGTCTTGCGGATTGCCGGGAGAACTTCGCTTGTCACCCAATGTTTGAATCTCTTAGCTGAATCGAGTTTGCTTCCGAATATTAATGCGTATAATCCAGATTCGTTGATTACCGTCACTTCACGTCTCTGACCTGCGTACTCAATTTGGGTACCCAGCTTATCTTCTTCACTCACATGTTTGGGAACTGCATTCTTAGGATTTGCATATCCTAATGATTTCGCTACGTCAATTCCCACGAACCAAGGTTCATTGTCAATAGTCACTGTTCGGATTTCTCCAAATTCTTCTGAATTAAAAATCTGTAATTCGTTCATACGTCTCCTTTCTTATAAGAAGCTTCTACTTAAATTAAATGGCTGTTTCTAAGTATGCTAAATCCCTGATTGTTTCCAAACGATTTTTGCAGTCCTTATAAATGCCCTTGTAATGCTTTCCTTGCATGATTCCTAAATCAATCTCGTGCAAAATAATGTTTTCCATCAGTGAAAGATTATTTAACTGCGTCACTGTAGCTTCATCTCTATTGTTGATACCTGTCATTTTCTTCGCCAGTTTTGAATATGTCATATAAAGCATCTCTGCATGACTGCTTCCCTGCTCTTTTGCATATTCAACAAGTTTTTGAATCGTATCTGTTTCAGCTTTTCTGGTAAGTTTTCCTGCTTTTCTGGTTTCAATCCAAATCTGAGTCGATTTTTCACGAATGAAATTTTCCATCTGATTAAATGCTTTTATGTATTGCCATTTCCATTCATTCGCTTTCTTTCCAGTGAAGCCCATCACTAAGAATGTAAATCCATCTCTATTCATAAGATACTTTTTATTCTTCTTTCCACTTTCATCTTTGTAAAAAACTTGTTCAAAACACTGAACGCAATTTTGCGTTGAGTCATTTTTTATGAGATTTTCGATGGTTCTAATTACATCCGCGTGTCTTTTCCCAAACTTCTTTGCCACCTGCAAACTATCGCACACAGGCTCATTATTTTTAATGTAGACTAAATCTTCTATGGCTTTCTCCTTTCTTTAGCAATTTAAAGTTTCGTTTTTGTGAACTTCTTGAGAAAAAAAATATGAGCCTATATCATCTGCTGAAACTTCAAGAAGAATAGCCGCTTTGCTAATATCTTCTTGACTTAGATACGTAGCGTTTCTAAATACTTTGCTGATATAATTCGGTGTTCTTCCGATTTTTTTTGCAAATTCTCCCTCTGTTCCAATTTTTTCTTTAATTCGTCCACGTAATTTTGAATAATCGTATGTTGGCGCTGTTCTCATTATATGTCCTCCTTTCAGTTTCGTTTTTGTGAACTGTTTTTATTATAGCATGGTATTTGTAATTGTCAACACTAAAATTCACATTTTCGGAACTTTTTTTGTTTCTGCTATTGTATTTGTGAACTTTTAGTGCTATAATGTGAACTAGAAAGGAGGAAGTGATAATGAATGCAAAAGAGACACGTTACCAAGAGCTTTTAGATTATTTTCATGTAGATCAAATGGATATGGTTAATAAAACTGGATTGCCAAAGTCTTCTATATCTATGTATGTGAACGGGCAAAGAAATCCACGCCAGGATAAAATCACTCTAATAGCCGAGGCTTATGGTGTGCAGGAGACATGGCTTATGGGTTATGATGTTCCAATGTTTAAAGAAGATTCTTCTGAGAATCAAAATAAGTTGGAATCAGGTATTACCCTTGGAGAACTTTTTAATATCAACTCTGGTAACGTTGCGGAATTAATTCAGATATTCAGAAAAATGACCGATAGTCAAAGAAAAGAGTATTTGGAAATTGGCAACAAAATAATAAAGGGGAAGGATTAATCCTTCCCCTTATAACCAATTAATATCCCATATATGAATGTGATAAGTTCTTGGTTTTCCATCTTTTGTATCATTTCAATAATTTTAGATTTGTAATCCATAGTGTACCTCCCAGTAATCAATACAAATATATGTTCCACTAATAGACACAAATATCCTAAACAACTAATGTAATTATACCACGATTGTTGTATAAAATCAAATATATATTTAAGATTTTTGTTCAAGCAGGGCAGAACATATAGTTACATAGTGGGTTTTCGAACATTAGTTCGTTTTCATCATTATACCACCGATATTTCCCCTTGGTAACTGCCAAATATACACATGGGCTTTTGCTATTTCGTAGGCAAACTTCGCAATCTCGAAGAAAGTTATGCTTTTGCGAATACAACATTTGACATTGCAAACTTCCTCGGTTTCACTCAACTCCTGCATCTGGACGGGGTAGATTTGCTTTGCAACTTCCTTTATGATCTGTACATCTCTTTGGCGGTGTTCTGCCATATCATGCGGCGGTATATGCACCGCACAGAATATTTCGCAAAATGTCAGAATGAGTACGACTATCCTGTATCTGTTCTTCTCCATTATTACCAACTCTTTTCAAAAATATATCACGCATTATAGCACGAATTTGTGTAGTTTTTCTGGCAAGCGCAAAATCATTGAGTTTTTCTGCAAAAATAATCCACTTTTTTGATATTTTACTATGCACAGTTTGTATGAGGTGGTATAATATTGTAAAATTTTAACAAGGGAGGGGATTGTATGAGCAAAGGTGAAAAGAAGAAAGATTCAACCCTGAGCGTCATTTCCTGTATTCTGGCAGGTGTGGCATTCATTCTTCCGTTGCCAATTATCCTGTCGTTTCCTCTGGCTCTGGCAGGAGCAATTGTAGGATTAGTAGATATTGGCACAAAGAAAGAGGAATATAGGCATATTGGCTCATGGTTCGGAATTATTGTCGGAATCATTGAAGTAGTTTTTATTGCAGTGCAGTATATGAGATTTATTTAAGAACAAGGGAGGGCATGATATGAAGAAAAAGATTATTACATTAGTTTTGTGTGGCGTTATGGCTCTGAGTGTTCCTGTGTATGCTAAAGGTGGAAGCGTTTCGCTCAGTTCTGATGAATTACAAGTGCCAAAAACAGAGCAGAAAAAAGATAAAAAAGAGAGTAAAAAGAAAAAGAACCAAGATATTACCGTAACGCAGAGCGGTTGGACTGTTCAGACAAGCGATTATGATAACGACCGATATGTTTCGTATGGAGCTAAGGTTACTAATTCTAGCCCTAAAAAATATGGATATGTAACTTTAAATATCGTTGTAAAAGATGCTAACGGTAAAATACTAAAGAGCACTGATGATACATTTTCATCTATTGTTCCGGGAGATACTGTATTTTCGGCAGATAAAATTTACATTGGTCAATATGACCCAGCGTCTGTCGAGTTTTCTGTTTCATATGAAGACTCAGACTTTTTAGAGTCCGTTTCTGGCGACTCTGGAACGGATGCTTTTTCATTGTCAAACTTATCCGAAATGACAGACGAATACAGTTACACCACAATTACCGGTGAGATTGAAAGTGAAGCCCCTGATAGCTGCACTTCCGCTTGCGTGACTGTTATTCTTAAACAAGGCGATGATATTGTCGGCGGTTTTTATGGCTATGTTGACGTGACAAGTGGCGAAACAACAGCTTTTGAAATCTCTGATTATGATCTGCCAGAACATGATAATGTAGAGATTTCAGCACGTTCAACATGGTAGGTAAAAACATGGGAAAAGATAAACGCAAAAATTCTACTTTAGGGATTGTTTCATTCGTAATGGCTATCGTAGGCACAATTATTCCTATGCCAATAATTTTGATTTTTCTAATGGGAGTGGCTTCTGTAATTACAGGGCTTACTGATCTGTTAAGAAATGATACATCAGTAAAACATTTCTGCTCGTTTTTTGGAATGTTAATTGGCGCAGGCTTAGCAATATTTGTAGCATTAGGATATTTTACATTTGTATAAATTGGAAAGAGGGGACATTCATTCCCCTCTTTCTCTTTGCCTGTCGTTCTTACAGGCAGTCTCTTTATCCACACATCCTTTCGGACACAGAAACCATATTTTGCGAATTATGTCAAACTTTAACGCTTTACACTAACAATTTTAAGTGCTACACTTTGTTTGTGGGACAATAATACCACAACCAGGAAGAAAAATGTGTGTACTGTCAAAATCATTGCGTGTTTTGACAAAATTGAGACTACGAAAGGAGGGCGCGCATATGAGAATAGCCATATGTGACGATAATCAGCTTGAAGTTGACTTGTTTAAAGAGCACATATCGGGATTCTTGCGGCGCAAAGGAGATTACCGGTATGAAATTAGCGAATATTCGGCAGGCTATCCGCTTGTTGAAGATGTGAAAGAGGGTAAATGGTACGATGTAATTGTACTGGATATGGTTCTGGAAAAGGAGAACGGTCTGGAAATTGCAAACCAGCTCCGGGATGTTGGATATGATGGAAAGATTATATTCTGGACAGCCGACGATTCTCATCTGCAAGAGGCATTCGATGTCGGCGCTATGCAGTATGTGGTCAAGGGCAAGGAATACGGCAGAATATACCGAGCTATTGACGAGATTCTGTCACAGATGAAAGATGAAACATTGACGTTCAAATTCCGCGGGCAGATTAACCGGCTCAAATATGATGAAATCGAGTACATTGAAAGCCAGGCAAGGGTCTGTCATATTTTTGCGACAGATAACCGATGTTTTGTGACTACTTGCAAGCTGAACGATCTGGAAGAAAAGCTGTCTGATAAGCGATTTTTGCGCTGCCATCAGAGCTATCTGGCGAACATGGATCACATTCAGTCGGCAGGTGATAATTTTGTCATGGATTCCGGGGATGTTGTTCAGATAAGAAAAAATGGGGCAAGGGAAATCAAAGAAAAATATGAAAATTACATAATGAGATAAATAAAAACCGCCAGCGTCCGGAGGGAATTAACCGGGCTTACTGGCGGTTTCTGCTCACAAAGGGTGAATGTATGGAACAAAATTATTATATCATTTTGCCTGTTATATTACAAGCGTCATTTGGCCATTTCTGTGATTCTTTTAAATGTTCCTTTTGGGATAAATTCAAAAACAAATCCCTCATCATTCGGATAAGGGATGCGGATGAAGTACCATCTTAACCCTGCACTATCTGTCTCTACATACTTCATAACTTCCACAACTGCACCTTTTTTCAGCTTTGGAAACAGCTTTGATGGGCTTTTTTTATTAGATTTTGTATAACATTTTGTGTCTTTTTTAATCTGTGCAATGTAGGCTCTGGTGTTCATTTTTGAGTTTTGGTTTGGTGTCGCAGTGTCTCCAGATAATGAACCACTGGTAATTGCAATTGCCACATGATGATTGTCATTAAGAAGAATATCTCCTGCCTTAATATAATCGCCAGACTTTAGATATTTTGAGTCTGTCAGTACTTTCGCACCTACATCTTTCAGCGCTTGTCGCATATCGTAAGTAGTCAAATAAATGCTAACTGCTTTCAACTTTGCATTGTCCAGACGGTATCCTGCACCTTTTATGATAGCTGCTGTACTGGCGCTGCAATCACTCTCGCAGTCTTTTTTTATTTTAGCAGGGTCATATCCGTTAGCTTTGAGCTGTTGCCAAAATGTGTATCTGTCATTGCTGTTCCCTACGGTTCCCATATCGTAACCAATATGGTTGTTTTGAGCTGCTTTCGTTGCCATATCTGCAATCATATCGGCAATTGTTTTATCTTCAAATCTCAGAACGCAGAGCCATGGTCTGCTGTACCAATTCATAATCTGATATTCTGTTCCGGTCTGATCGCCGGCTTTTCCGCCTGCATATCTGCCGTTCTCGTCATGCCCGCAATTACTAATTTTTACTGTTGCCATTTGTTGTACCTCACTTTCTGGAAAATGTGTTTTTAGTGCATTATAAACAAATCTCTGCCGGCTCTTATATGCCCCGACCTGGTTCCCTGTATCGGTCTGGCAGGCTGCATAGAGATTATCGAGTGTATATGGTTTCTGAGTCTTTGCCAAAATCCGGGTTACTGCCCCTAGTCCGCCTTGGTGTCTGAAGTTCACGCACATAGCTTGCGCTCTAGCGTCCGTAACGCCCTGTTTGAGGGCTTCTTCTGCATAGTTGGCTAATTGTTCATCCATAAGGCTATCTTGGCATTTAACGCCCAAATCGGACGAAATAAGGGCAACTATGGTGTTAGCAAGCTGTGACACTCTGGAAATATTATAGCATTCCCAGTTTGCGGTCTGAACTTGTTCCAAAAGTCTGACCTTGTCTATCTTCTCCCACTGTTCCGGGTTAGCACCATGAATCCGTTTCAAAAGTGTTTGTGCTTCGGTTGCGTACCACTGCCCGGCCCCGATTGTAATTGCGTGTTCCTCAGAAGAATTGGTGTAGGCTTCCGTGAAGTCGGAATAATCCTGTTTCCCATAGACCTGTCCACCGGTTTCGACTGCATAAATAATCTTTCTGAGAACTGCTTTCTGCTCGTTTGTCATATCACGTTGCTCCTTTCATTGTTTTTCGAATCTGTATTTTTGCTGAATGCTCGGATATTTATTGTGATCAACTTCACTCATGAACATATCAAGCGGTCTGGCGTATAATTTCCCGCTTCCGTACAACGCCCTGTAAATCATCATGTTTTCTTTACTTTCCGTATGTTCAGCCAATCCAACAATTTCATACAGATAGTCATTTATTCCCGGATTCCTGATTGTTTCCCGTTTGAAATGCCTTACGATTGTTCCTGGTTCTGGGATGTTCCTGCCATATTTATTCATGCACGTTGCTCCTTTCTATTAAATGCACTTTGTAAGCTCCGTATTTGCCTCTAAAATCAATTTTTATATGTCATTCGAGGATTTTATCGAATTACACGTAAAATCGTTATATGAGCCAAATACGAGGTCGTTAATAAAAATGGTTCGAATTGGGCTGAAATGAATTAAGAATGTCAGGGTCAAATTAGCCTAATTTGACGATTAATATATATCTCGTATATATATTAATTATATTCTTATTCTATTTCTTATTCTTATTCTATTGCGTTACATTGCGTTACTGGTAACGTTATTGTAACGTTACATTGAGATATTATGTAAACGAAAATTGCTTGTTGACAGAAAACTTTCATCTGATTTTTTATAATTTCTAAGATGATTAATTTATTCTGAAAACAAGCAAAATTTACGTTTACAAATTATTCATTTTTTATTTTTGATATAGTTACATTTTAGTACGGTCAGGGCTGAGATTTTTAGGTTATTTTGGAAAATAAGGGCTTATTTGGATTTTTCGGGAAAATGTGTTCTTATTTGCGGTTTTGGGGTTCTTATTTGATAAAATTAGTGTTTGAATAAGCAAAAAAGCCACGGAGTTTAGTTCGCTTCAACTTGTCCCATCTCTCCCGACTCTGGGTTATTCAAGGGCGAAAATTCAATAATTACAATGTAATAATATCGAGATATAATCCTGATTGAGTTGTGTTACTATCCCCTTTATTTATTATCAACTTACCTTTATGTGATGTAAGAAGAGTAACCGTATATTTACTATCAAGGCTATGTAATAATTTTGGAGTTGCCTTACCATTTTGAAAGTCAATTTTTACAATTTCTCTTGACCAAACAGAGGCATACATTTTATTTTTTACAAATGTAATATCGTTTATCTCCCCATTGTGCCAAGCTTCTCCATGGTATTCAGCGCTAGACGTATCAAATATTGCGTCTGAAAATTTCAATGTTTCTTTATCTAGTTTATAAAGTTTCACCCGGTTAGCATTTGTAAAATACAAGTCTGTCCCATCAGTCCCGCAATAATTGTAATCTGTGCTTGTGACACGTGTTACATTTCCTGCTGAAACTTGATACAACGAACGTATTTTATTCTTAGTTGCAATTATAAAAGTTTTCCCATTAATTATAAAAGAATCGGATATATCGCCCTGAGAAATAGATATGTTTCCAGTGTTTACAGATATGTTGTATACCGAACCTCCGCTTCCGTTTCGGTACGTATACATTTTCATACCTTGGGAAACACCAGTTAAACTTCCTTTCAAAAAGTCTACGATGCAATAAAATGTATCATTTATTACAAAGAACCCTCGCACTAATGTATAATATTTTTGGCTATTGGATATTTTCGTAGGATTACTATATTGTGCAATTACATTTCCGCTTTCGTCTATTTTGTAAAAACGCGATATAGTGTTGTCTTTGTCTCCGTTCGAGCGATCAACTTTAATCGCATAAAAATAGTTGCCGCAACTTATTACGCGCGTGCTACTATAGTAATTTCCGTTTGTTAATATTTTATTCACATAAGGCGAAGTCTCTTGAAAAAAACCAATTACCTGTCCCTCAGATGAGGTTTGACTTTTTAAGACCGACAGCATATTTATCCCATTTGCCGAAATGCATTTTTGGTTTGCTACATATCCCCTTAAATTTTCTAAAATACTAAATCCGCTTTTCTTCCAAAGCAATACATTTCCGCCCCATATCTCACTTGTTTCTTTGCCTTTGACAGGAAACCCAGTGATTTCCTGTCTGTTCAAAAACGCCTTGTATATCATCAATTAGCCCTCCTCGAATGTGAAATATAATGTATCTGCCCGGTCAGCTCCTGCGGTTACCAGAGCATCATAATCAGCTTTTTTGATTCGCTTTACGCACCTTAATTGTGCCTTTTTTAACTGCTCAGAAGTACTTCCGGAACCATCTGTAAAATCGTCAATCATTGCCGGTGAAAATTCAGAATCCGAACCGTCTGTAAATTCTGCATAACTGATTGTTGGCATTTCAGACCTTGTTCTGTTGATTGTGGATGTGATTTCCGGTGTATTCTTGCCTAACTGCTGATTGTTTCCATTGTACGGTGAATTGTTGGCAGTGTATGTGTCGATAAGCCCTGTAATGCCTAATTTCAGTGTTCTACTCATGATATAGCTGTGAATCACCCACTGTATTGCAGGACCATCCTCAGAAAGCTTGGAATGTGTCATTTCCACGGTTTGACCAACCATATTGAACGGATTCCCTTGTACTTCCACGGAATATCCCTGTGCCCGATAATACTGCTTTTTGATAATGTCCTCTGCGACAGTTCCATAACAGATTGCATACTTCGGTTTTGTTCGGGTGTAATCCCCGTACTCATTCGCATCGTAGGCGTAATTCAACCAGTCTTGATTCCCTACAAAAAAGCTGTTTCTGTTATAAAATACATTCCTTTCATAAGCGTCTTGCGCAGTCGGTTCACCAGACGTAAACACTTCACCGGACGGGTCTGGGTCTGTGTAAACGTAGTTAAAATACCACACTCTGCCCTCAGTTGCCTTGAAACTTTTGAACCTGTCAAGATGCACTGCGGACTCGTAAAAATCAAATGTTTCAACACCGGATACGGTAGTACCACGATGCTTACAGTTCTTTTTGAGTTTCTTATACTCAAACTTTCCATCCCTATTCATCCAGCCAAAAACATTGTTTTGCAGACACAAATCTTCCAGTATATTAGCCACATTCATTTCAGAAGAATTGGCAGTATTTGGTACATATGCATTATCGTATTTGAGTTTTACATCGACTTGTTCAATGCCAAGATACTTAAACAAAGCATCTCTGAACTGCTTCTGTGTGAACACCATTTGCTTGTCTTTTGTGTTGTTTTTATACCACCACGCAATATCAGTATTGCGTAATTTGTACAGATAATCGTATGCCACAATGGTACGAACAAATGAGTTTGCATCACGCTCTCCTGTCGCAATTTCACCTGTGAAAATCTTGATTTCTGTGCCTTTGCATTCAAGATAAACCTCGATTTTTCCAGACGGATAAGTTGTTTCATCTGTCCCGACAAACTGTGGATGATAACATTTAAACGTGATCTGATTGGATATGCAACCACCAAAAATGAAGTATGCTTTATTACACAATGACTCCTGCAATGACAAGGAATTGGACTGGATGTGTTCATTTGTTAAGTCCTCAAATTCGCCATTTATCCAATGTACTTTTACATTGATTGGGTCGGTATTATCTTCGAATGGATTCGCCCCATCCTTGGTTACCTTGATTTCAAATTCATCATATCCAATGAACGTTTCTATTCCATCAATTTCGGTTTGATAAGACACTGTGATGGTTTTTGTTCCGGCTTTAGAACTGTCAAAACCAGAAACAGTGTAATCTGTGATTTCTTTCTCTGTTCCGTCTTGCCTAACCACAACTACAACTAATCCGGTTGAATCAAACGATTCTCCGATTTTATAATAAATTTTGATTGGATAATGAGAAATTCTGATTCCGGAAGCGTCCGCAACCACTTCGACAGTAAACGTTGCTGTAAAATCTTGATATGTAACCGTAATAGTCTTTTCACCTGTTTCAGTGCTATCCAAATCCGACACTGTATATCCGTCTGCCAGCACTTCTTTCGAGTCATCCGTCCAGACTGTTGAAACAACTAATCCTGTCGTATCTAAAGGCTCATTCTTGCGGTATTCCAATTTATTTGGAAGAGTTGTAATCTCTATCTTTGATATTGCAATAACATCAATATCAAACGTAGCAGTTTGCTCATCGTAAGTGATTGTTACGGTTTTTGTCCCTGCGCTTGACATGTCTGGATAGGAAATCGTATAGTCTGAAATTTCTGCTGATGTTCCATTATTGTATGTAGCTTTTACAGCTAATCCAGAGCCATTAAAGTATTCATCTTTTTTATATTTAAGCTTTGATGGTAACGAAATTATTTCGATTTTCGTTGCCTTAATAAGCCAGTCTACAGTTGCATTTGTAGCCGCCCATGGCGAACCAGAAATAGAGTCTTTTACTTTATTAATTCTGATATTAACACCGCTTGTGCCAGAAAATCCGCCGCCTCCAATTGTTTTGACATTCTTTCCGATATATCCGGTTTTTAGTTTTGATCATCCGTCAAATATTACATTTTCAAGTTCTTCTATTAACGAATCGTCTGGAATTGTAAATGCTTCAAATCCGCAACCAGAAAAGCAAGCGTTTGGTATCTTCTTTATGTTCTTGGATAATGTGATCGAAGTTAGAGAGGAACAGCCGGAAAATGACGATTCTCCTAACGTTTCAATGCTGTCTGGAAGAATTACGTTATTAAGCGATGAGCAGCCCGAAAAGCAATTTCCGGGAATAGATGTAATTCCATTGCCTATAGAAACACTTACCAGCTTCGTGCATCTTTGAAATTGACCACCTCTGTTCCATTTTACGCTTCCGTCTAAAATTACGTTTTCGATATTGGTATATCCGGAAAATGCACTGGTGTTTATAGTTCCACCGCGGATAGTCATATTTTTCGCTGACATTCCGCCTATTCCACTTCCACCTTGCGTGAAACCAACATTTTCACCTCCCATTACAAGACTTTCAAGCACGGAATTATAAAAGCTAAACGTCATGCTTGTAAGTGTTGATGGAAGAACTAAATTTTTGACAAGCGGACAGTCATTAAAAGCTTGTCCTTTTATTGTTTCGAGTCCCTCATGAAAAGTTATTTCTTGTAAATTTGAGAGTCCGCAAAAAGAAGAACTTCCAATTGTTTTTAATGATTCTGGAAAATTAAGTGTTGTTATTATACTATTGTCGGTAAAATTACCATTTCCAATCTCGATCAATGTGTTTGAGAACGAAATGCTTTCGAGAATATTAACTTTATAAAATAAGCCATCTGGTATTTTTGTGATTCCGTTTCCAATATTTAATATTTTTATTTTTTGATTTAAGCTAGATGGTACATTTTCAAGCCTGTAATATGGTAAAAACTCTCCGGTTCCTACTATATCCATAATCCCTGTATCAAGGTTAAATGAAATTGTTACATCCTCTAAATTGGGAGTTCCTGCCTGCGCATTATATGAATCCAATACATTGACTAAAACTTCCGTAGTAACTCCGAAATAATCTACGATAGCGTTTTTTTGTCCTGCAGTAGATGTGTCCACTTGTGTGACTGTATATCCGCTATTTATGTGAGAATCTGTAATTCCATCACTATATGTCGCATTAATATAAGAAACGCTAACGTTGCTTGTGTCACCAATGAAATACGCAGTTCCGGAATATCCTTGTGCCTGTATGCTTACAGGAACCATAATCGTTATATCAAAAGAGGAAGTCATTCCGTTATATGATACTGTAATTGTTTTGCTTCCTGGTGAACTACTATCAAAACCAGAGTATATCAATTGATCAGAATTTAATGTAACTGTATTTCCATCACTTGTGCTGGCGGATACTGATATTCCAGATGGATTAAACTCTCCGTTGATGTGGTACTCTGTTTTTGAGGGTAAAGTAGTTATTGAGATTCCCGTCAATGACTCTGTTAAAACCGTAACTTCAAACGTAGCCGAAGCATCCCCAGAAGTTACAGTTATTGTTTTGGTTCCTGGGGAACTACTGTCAAATCCCGATAATTCATAATCCGTGACACTGACTGTTTCTCCTGTGCTTGTTGTTCCAGATATTTTTAGCCCAGTTTTATCAAACAGCTCTTTCTGATAATATGTGGTCTTATCTGGCATTTTTGAAACAGTTATGCTAGTGATTACTAAATCAGAATATTTTTCATAAACAATCTCCTGAGATACGCCTGCATTTTTGACTAGAATCGAAATTGGCACTGTGGATGATGCAGAAATTTCTAAATTTGTTGTGGTCTTTCCATCAGTAATTGACGATGTGCCAGCGTAATAATTACTTGTTGGCCTTTGAACAACATTAATAAATAGAGTTTGTCCCTCTATCAAGAATATTTCGTATTTCAGTGCATACGATGAAGATGTGCTTGAATAATACACATATCCCTCAACTCTGATTTTAAGGAATCTTTTTCCTGAATCAAGCGTCCCTTCTTGACGGTAAACATAATAAATCGCGCCATCCCTATTCCAGATTTTGAGCTGTTTGGAATTTTGTCCGAATCCGATATAATTGTCTCCTGAAACATATATGGTACTGGCTGTTTTTCCTGCGTAAGTAAACCAGTCAACGCCCGTAACATTGACCACATCATCGTCATGTTTTGCGTTACTGACAATTGCAGCCATTTCAACTTTAGTATTCAATAAGCTGTCAAAAGATACTGTATCTGCCATAATCATCCTCCCGTCTATAAAATGAAAGAGCGCATGAGCTGTGACACCCATGCACTCTGGTTGTTAGTATTCGATCAGTGCGAACCGCATTTTGTTGTAAAGAATATTTTTTGTTTCTTCGTCCACATTGATAATTTTGTAATCCACATCGGGCATATAAAAAACACCTGTCCTATAAGTGTTCTGCTCATCATCCCAATATGTGACATTATATTTTCTCTGCGCCCTATTAACCAGTCCAGAAGCAAAGACAGACTGTAAATCTATTTTTTCTGCCAGATAAAGTGGTCTGGTATTGAAGTCTATTTTTGTTTTAAAATTCGGGCTGGTATCTCTGTGTAAGAGATTATTTAAGTCCCTGTATGCTTCCAATTCTGTCCTCTGGTTTGGAGTTGCGGTGTAATCATCGTAGGCAAGGTATTTGTTTGGAACAACTTTGCTTCCATACTTTAAGAGCCAGCCCTCGAAACTGCTCCCTGCAATAAAATCACTCATTTACCTCACCTACCTTTCAAATAATCCGAATCCATTGCGGTTTCTGAACTGTTCGTTTTCCTCTTGCAAATATCCGACTAAGTGTCCGTCTGCGTAAATTGCCATGCCCTTGACTGCTTCCCGGATAACCTGCGCAATGTTCTGATTGTTGTCGAATGTGTTGTTACTGATTGCAATTACTTCACGGCGAATATCATCACCGAAAGTACCGTTTGCAGATACCGGTTTCTGATACATTTTGGCAGTCGGAACAGCCTTTATATTTGCTTCCATCTGTGGGAGCTGCACATTTTGTATGGATGTGCTTATATCTCCAATTGTGGACTGTAATGCCGGAATCATGTTCTGCATACCGATTTGGAAGCCCTGCATGGTGAAATTACCGAGTTCCTCAAATACTTGTGACGGACTGTGGATTTTAAGGACTTTACGGAAAGTGTTGGATATACTGCTCGCTATGTTTTGTATGTTTTTAAACAAAGTATTATTCGCAGTATTTACAAATCCGTTGTTAAGCCCGATAATTGCATTTCTTCCGACATTGTATAAGGATCCTATGCTGTTACTGATTCTCACATTCAGTTTCGTGAACCAATGAAGTGCGCTGGCGAATCCCGTATCAAGTCCCTCTCTGAATCCTCTACCGCAAAATTTGGCAAGTTCCTCGAACCACTTGGACGGGGAATGAATGCCGAGAGAATCTTGTGCCGGAGTTTTTATGCCGTCATTAACCATCTTATTTGTGGCATCTTTGACAGTTTGGGAATTTTCTTCCATGCCTTTGGTTATTCCACCTGCCATATTCTTGCCGGTAGTTTTTCCGATATCCTCTGTGTATTTTGTGTCAATACCTTCGAGGACTTTTTTGAAAGCTTCCTGTACTTTTAAATCTGTTGTGGCATCAGTTCCGGTTAATCCTGTGATAAACCATCCTTTTGCATTTGCTCCAAATGTGCTGTACTCTGGAAGAATTTCAGATATTGCGAGTTTAAGGGGGTCACTCAGTGTTGACTGGGCTTTATCTTTCAATGTTTTGCCAGAATCATCAATTGCGTTTCCAAACTGAACCATCTGATCTTCACCGATTTTGTAAAATCCGTTTTCATCTGGTTTTAATCCATCTTGAATTGCCTGGTAAATCGCAATAGCTTTATCACCGAGAATCTGTTTTCCGTTTTCCCAGATACCGCCCATTTCATCTATTGCATTGGAAGATTGAATAATCAGGTCTGCAAATGTTACCTGTTCTTCTGCCGTCTGCAAGGAATACAGTTTTGAGACAAGCGGGTCTGGATTGACTGTATTAATAGCTTCTGCGAATGATTTTATCTGTCCTCCCGCATTTCCAGCTCCATCACTGGCATGAGCAACTAAATTATAAAATTCTTCCAAATTGCCGCCGGCATTATCAATTGATACTGCCAGGTCATCAGAAGATATTCCAGCTTCAATCATGGCGTCTCTCATACTGGTAAATATTGTCGTTGTACTTGTCCCGGCAACAAAAGAATTAAGTTTCGTAGAAAGTGTATCAAACGTCTGCGATGTGATAGCCCCTCTTTCATCGAGATTTTTCAGCACTTCAAGCAGATTTTCAGAAGCAGTTTTAGCATTATTAGATTGCTCCTCAAACTGCCGTTCTTTTCCCTTGTCATCAACTGTTTTTTCGGTTGCAGCTAATCCAAGCCCGGCTCCGATAGCGGCCGCACCAAATCCTGACGCAAGCACAGTTTCCAATCCTTTAGCTAATGCGCTACCGCCTTTTATCAGCCATTTCAGTCCTGCAAGACTGGTTCCCAATGTGGAATACACATTTCCGAGGCTAAGTATTGTAGAAGCTAAATTTGTAGCTATTTTAATTGCAAAAATTGCTTCTATACCTTTGCCAATAGATTTTAATTGGTCTGGCGTAAGTGATGACAAGGCATCAAATAGTTTTTTGAACGCTTTTCCGATGATTTTTAAGGTATCACCAATACCTTCAAGTACGCCCTCTGCGATAGGAGTTATAACGTCTATGAATTTCTGGATTCCTTCTTGTACTGCGTTCCAGTCAATGCTATTAATGTAATCTGTTATCTTGTCCTTTAAATCAGAAAAACCTTTTCCAATAGTGTCCCACGGAATATGAATTTTACCCATAGAATCAAGCTGTAGAAGAACTGCTCCAAGTCCTCCAGCAAGGGCAAAAAGCGGATGCGATGCAAGCATGGTAAGAAATTTACCAACTCCTAATTTGTCAAGAATACCTATGGTGCCTTTTAAGAGCTTAATTCCACCCAAAACACTGAAAAGCTGCCCCAACTTATATCCTATATCTTGTGCCTGCTCTGGGCTAATTCCTTTAATAAAAGCGGTGATTTTGTCAATCATTCCCGGAAGTTTATTTACTCCGTCTGCCGCCTTGTCAAAGAAATCATCGAAGAAATCTAACAGGCCGGTGCCGACATTCTCAGCAAATGGTTCTAATGCATCCCACAGTTTTACAAATGAAGCGTTGATTTTATCCCAGTTAATTTTTACAAGGAAATCGTTAAAAGCATTGATTAATCGCGGTAATCCTTTTTCTCCCAGTGTCCACTTGCCGAGCGGAACTAAGAAGTGTTTCCAGAAATCCTTTAATGCTGTCCATGTAAAATTCCGGAACTGTTTCAGACCGTTGTTCCAGAGGTTTTTCAGTGCTCTTGTTGTAGGCTTTGCGGCTTCTGCAAGCTTACCGAATATGTCTGTAACCTTGTTTGCGAACGCCATAGCCTTGTTTTCCATGGAATTGTAGGCGGCATCCCACTGTTTCTGGTATTCGTCTAACAGGCTATTTAACGCGCTATTAAGGATTCCTGTATCAAGAGCGGATGTGTCGAGAACTGGTGTTTTGATCTTAGAATTTGCAAGGTCTGACAGAGAACTGTCATCTTTGCTCATAACCTCTAATTCATCATAGGATGAAAGGAACTGCTTTAGTTTTTTTGCGTTCTTGGTCGCATCTTTCAGACTGTTACTGGTGTCTTTTGCAGAGCTGTCTACATTTGAAATTCCAGAATCATCTATAGAATCCAGGGCTTCTGACAATGCATCTACGTTATTTCCTGAGGATGTTCCAAAATTCCACTGTTTTAATTTGTCTTTAATTCCAAAAATGTCTATAATGTGGTTTGCCAATCTTTGGAACGCAATTACCAAACCGTTTAAATATGGAAGGACGCTTGCAACCATTGGGAGAAAAATGCTTCCGATTGTTTGAGATAACAAAGCTAAATTTTGTCTTAAAATTCTAGCTTGGTTGGCAGGACTGTTGATTGTAATAGCTAAGTTAGCCCACGCATGGCGCGAGGAATCCAGTATTACGATTGTTCTCAGCATTGCCTTACTTGCCTGGTCCATCTTAGAAACGGCGGTTTGTATTCCGAGATTACTTGCCACTTGCTGTAAATTTGCATTACGGATATTGATTCCGTATTTATCTACAGCACGGCTCATGCCAACAAGTCCAGAAGTCATGTTGTCATAAACTTTGTTAAAATCTTCATTCCTGATTGAAGCAAGGTCGGCTCCGATCATTGTTAAGGCTTTAGAAAGCTTTTCAGCTTGGTCTGATGTTGCACCCATTGATGAAGAAATCTGCGCAAATGTGGCTTGATAATTCAGCAGTAAACTTGGGCTCATTCCAAGAGATTTTCCTGTTGTGTTTTCAGAAAGCAATCCCTCACTTGAAATATCATACCCGGACATCTTTGAAGTCAGTTCTCTGGCACGTTCACTAAAAGAATTTGCATATTCTTCAGCGGAATCATACCCAGCTTCTTTCCATGAGGTTTTCGAGCTATCAGCCACCTGTTGAAAGGCATTTTTGAAATAGTCCCAATCTTCAAGGAAATCCGCGGAACTTTTGACTGCACTTGTAATTTTCGAAGCTGCCGTTTTCAAAGTCCAGAATTTAGCGATCAGAGACATAATGCTTGGACTGCTTTTCTTTGCTTTTGAGCCTACATTGCCAATAGCGTTTCCAAGGCTATTAACCTTTCGTACTGCCCCGGCTGCTCCCTGTCCTAATCGGCTAAACACATTTGATGTAGACCGTGCTGCCCTGCCAGCGTTTCCACCTGCGTTTGATAATTGAGCAATAGCCTGCGTCATCTGTATGGTATTTCGGCTGATTTTTGGGGCGGTACTCATTGTCTGGAAGAATGATTTAAGACTATTTGCTAAATCTTCAAGATGTTCTGCTGTCTTTCCGGTTTTATCCCCTGCGTTCGCTAGTTGAGATATTGACTGAACAAATGTATTAATTGGTTGAGAAACGTCGCCTATTTTAGAGAATGAAGCTGTAATTTTTCTAAGTTCTTTGCCAAGGTTCGGAAGCTTAGATACAACTGTATCAATAGAACCGCCAGCATTCGCCAATCTTGCCAGTGAAGAAACAAACCGGTTCACATTGTTTGATACGTCTGGAATACTGCTAAGACCAGATAATTCGGAAATCATGTTCTGAATCTTTCCAGACACATCACCTGTGGAGTTTAATGTTTCGTTCAATCTGCGAATAGCATTTACGAACGAGTTTAATCCACTGTCTTTCAGATTAAGATTGCCAAGTGTGCTCATGGACTGCGAGAACTGCTGCAATTGGCTGTTTACAGTCGATAAATCCAGTCCGTTCAATTTGGATTCAATATTTTTCTTTATATCGTCAGTATTTACTGACAGATTTACTTTTACCGGGTCATAAGTAAGCGTAGATGCCTTGTTGATGGCATTTCGAATGTCTCTGGCAATTTTATCCTCATTAATCTTTACATCAATTGGAATTTGACCGTTTGCCGACTCCATAGCAGATGAGATATTCTTCTGGATTGCAACTCCGAGCTGTTTTCCCATCTCAGAGACAGATTCGTATACTTGCGTAGATGCTAAATCTGACTCTGAACCCATGAGGGATTGAATAGACACCGGTTTAATAGAATCTCTGACTTTTTTAAGGTTTTCCAGAACAGTTATCAGCTGATCTGCTGCATTTATAGTGTCTTTTGGAATTAATGTGGGGAACCTTTCTGTTAGCTCTCCCCATGCAGAGTTAAGGTTGATTCCTTTTGTTGCGTCAGAGACAATGTTACCAAGGTACTGTTGTAGTAACTCTTTAAATTCGCCTTTTCCGATGTCGAATTTAAGCATATCGGAAACATAGATTCTTTTGTTTTTAAAGTAATTGTAGAAGTCTTGCCATTCCTGTTCTGCACCGCCCAGATAGCTTTCAAGATTGGATTTTACGACCTTTCCGCTCTGTTCAATGCTTTTGGCAATATCATCAAGAGTCTTTCCCCAGTCACCGGCTGTGAAATTCTGTCCATCAAATGAATTTGTAAGCTGTTGTGCCAATAAATCTATCTGTCTTTGAAGTTTGGAAGCGGCACCGCCTTTTATTTCAAATGCACTTGCAAGCTGTTTGGACAATGCAGATGCGTCTATTCTGGTAGTCTCTAAAGATTTTTCAACAGAATATTTCAATTTTTCAGACATATCTGCTGAATTAATCTCTACATTCACTTTGAGATTCTTGTTTTCAAGATTGCTCAAATTCACTTTACTGAGACGTTCGAGCTGTGCGGCCATGCTGTTCAACTTACTTGTATCAATACTTTTGATAGATTGCACGGCATAACTGAGAGTCCCGATGGATTTAGAAAAATTCCTCATTAACCCTATATTCTTTGACATCAGGGTATCCAGGCGGTCAAATTTATTGCACAAATCATTGATTGATCTTGACGCGCTAGAAACATCACTGCTGACTTGTATCGCCAAGGCATCAATCGTATTGTCAGCCATATTCTCACTCCCTTCTCAAAAAATATTTATAGTAAAAAAGAGGGGACAAAAATGTCCCCTCCATCTGGTTTTCTGCGGTTTGAGCTTCCCGATTTAAAATCGGAAAACATAATTGTCCCGTTTTTTTATTTTTTCTTATATTTCTTAGAATCCGCAGCAAGCGCATTAAAATAATTAATTGCTTTTTGCAATTCTTTCTCTTTCTTTTCTTCTTCTTCCTCTGCGGTAAGCGGAAAGATTCTGAATGGCTCTGATGGATACTCATATGGCGCTTGACCGTTTTTTCTGAACATATTGCATACGGTAGCTTTGAGAGCTTCTACTGTGTACACGCCCTGCATATGTTCGTGGAAATTCTTTCTGTCCTCAGAAAACTTATATGCTAAATCGTAGCATTCCAGTTCTCTTGGCTCAGAGTCCATAAACTCTGCTTTTGAAACTCCGTTATAAATATAGAACGGAAGCAAATCTTCCATAACATATCGGCTAAATGGTTTCTGAATTTTTTTTACTTTTTGGCTGGCTTCTTGTGATCCTGTGGCGCTTTCACTCCGTTCTCCATCTCCGGATTTGGGTTCTGGAGAATATCGTTTAAAAAACCCGCATTCATAAGTTCTTTAGAAAGAATGTTGAACAGCTGAATAAGCCCTCTTGGTTCGTCGGTTTCTTCATCTTTGTAATCGTCTAGTATGTCTCCGATCTGCTGCAATGAATCTGCTGGATTATACTTTTTGAATCCAACAAAAAGCAGTTCTCTGACTACGCAGAACAAATCTTTAATCTTTCCGATTCCAGAAACATCACCGTCTGTTCCAACTTCTGTTGACTTAAAGAGTTTCGCTAAATCCTGTACTCTTTCCATAAGGTCTGTGTCGCAAAATGCGTTGTAACCAAATTTGATAATATAATCAGTTCCATTGATTGTTAATTTCGTCATTTTATTCGTCCTCCCAAATTAAAATAGAAATTCCCGCCAAAGGTTTGACTCAATGGCGGGACGTTTGTCAACCTCCAAGTGGAGATGGAAAATCTTCATCAGATGGCTCGATCTTTTCTTCGATCTTAATTTCATCTGAAATCGTAACGTTTGCAGTAGCTTCCCATGCCGCATTTACTTCGGCAGATGGAACACCGAGTCTTGACGGTACAATCGGAATAAACCAAGCCTTTGTAAGGTCTGGATGGTATATTTCAATCCAAGGCCTTTTTCCTTCTGCTTTGTTCTTGTCCCATGTATTACAGATGTTATCCCAAGTGTCAATAAAGACCTGAGACATACCAAATGTAAATCCCATGGCTCCTGATAAATCGAGAAGTCCCGGAACGGATGTTTTGTATTTTGTTGCGTTCAGAGATGTGGTGTCGATAGTATCAGGTTCCGGGTTCATATCCGGAATGGATTTTGGTTTCTGCAAATTGTAGTATTTGTCTGTCGGGCGTGTACCCGCTATAGTTTCAAATGCAATCGCAACCTTCATACCGATAGTACTAAGGTCAATCGCTGGTTTTGCTGCCATATTCGGCTCCTTTCTGCTTTTTCAGCTATAAAATCACAATAAAAAAGAGCCACATGGCTCTGATGCGTAACCCTGCATCCGGGAGATAAAAGGATCACCGTCCTTTCTATTCATCTGTGCCTGTTTTCAGTTCCGGAAGCCCTGCTACAGATGTAAGCAAGGATAAAACGCCGGAAAGAATGGACGCGGATACGACCATCTTCCAGTCAACGCTTCCAAGGACTGTCGCGGTTCCGATTGTTGCAACTGCTGTTTGAGCAATTGTCTTAACAGCTCTGATTCCCGCAGCTTTCAGCCATTGTAATTTATCTTTACTCATAAGACGCTCTCCTTTCTTTTTGGTATAAAAAATAGAAGCTGTTACGCTTCCAATAATTGCCCGGTGTAAATTCTGCTGTACCGGCTTATGATTCGTTTAAAACTCTTTTCAGAGTTTGCAACTTCTTCTGGCCCGTATGTCCGGCGAAATCCCATTGAAATCATGGCTTGATGGCTCTTGCTGTCGATTTCATATGCAGTCGATAAAGCCTTTGTTCCAGATGCGTAACTTTCCACTTGAAATGAAAGAATTGTTGCGCATTCGTGACCTTCAAGGCTTGTTGACTGTGTGGGATTCCCCATCATGAACAATCTGGCGTATTTCGTCTTGCCAGATGCTATTGTCTGGCTTTTTTCCATAGAGAAATTGCCTTTACCGACTATTGGTTGAATATCTTTACTCCACCTAGAAAATACTTCTGATACTGGGTTGTTAATCGCGTCTGGCATAGAATCCCCCTGCCTGTTCTAACATATTTTGAGACTGACCTTTAAAGAAATCTCTTATTTGAGAATACCCCCATCCACAGTCAACCAATCCGCTAACAAGCATTTCTTTTGATTGAACTGATTTCAATTCTTCTTCGGTGAGGAAATCTCTCAGATTGTCCTTAGTAGAAATTCCTTTTTCTTCTCTAAGTTGTTTTGCAGTTTTGCCAAACAATGTGCGATATACCATATCTGTATATGTCGAATATGCATGGCCATGCATTCTCTCATTTTCTTGAGATTCTTTCAGTGCATTGGTCAACGCCTGTCTTACTGCAATGCCTTTGTCTCGTTCTCTAATTTTCCCTAAAAGAACTTTTTCCATTGCATTGAACTGGCGGATATATCCTTCTTTGAATTTCATGGCTTTTTCGCCAGTGTATCCCATAACAAGAAGTGTGAACCCATCTCTTGTCATACAGTACATAGGTTGCTTTTTATTCTGAATACTTGTATATGAGGAAAGCACGAAATTGTGCTGTCCGAATTCTTCACTGCATCCTAATTCTCTAATGTCCTGCAATACTCTTTTGTGCTCTTTTCCAAAAGTCTCCGCGACATCTAGGCTTGTGGTAATGCTCGTTTCTACTTTTCTGATAACCATTGTTTCTACTAACATGCTTACATTCTCCTTTTCTATGTTTTTTGCATGAAAAAAGCACCTGCCGTTTTGACAGATGCTTTTATATGTTACAGTATATCATTTTTAATGAATATGATTCCATATGATTGCATAGTATATTCGTGTTTCTTTATGAACCGAATACTTCTTTTGCAATTTTCCTAATACTCTGCATGATTTCTACGCTTGCCTTATATACTGGCATGGTGGCTTCGGTACCATAAGAGCGTACCCATTCGCCAGAATCGGCATAATAAACCCAAGAATCATTCTTTCCGTTCCCTTGCCCGTATGAACCGATTGTATATCCAAATTCTTGTCCTTTCGGATGTGGGCTGGTTCCTACAGTAGTGTTGTAGTGAATGCCCGACCCGAACTCAATGAATAAAAGGTCAGAGCCTTCGCATACAAGCGTCGCCTGAGAATATCCACCAAAGTTATTGATTCTGATATAGGTGTTGTGGCTTTTGTCAGAATCGCCTTGCGCCAATGCTATGTTTTCATCTATGACCGGAATTCCAAGTTCTGCTAGCCTGCGGACAAATTCCTCATTCTTACTTACAAGTGACTTCTGATACGATCTGAGCTGTTTTATTGTGTCCTGTATAGATTTCTGCGACAAGTTGACTTTAATGGTCTTATTCGCCATCCGAACCATCTCCTATATATTTGATGCCATATCGTGCCACATTTCCTTTTTGGGTATCGAGAATCTTTTTCAGACGGTAATCTGGCGGAACTGTAGGCTCCCCGCCTTCGCCTAAGATAAGTTCGCCTGCTTCGGTCAGTTCCGGTTTGCTGTCTATCCAGAATACATCTGCAATCTGTGGTTTAAAGCTACGGTCAAAATTCGTGATGTACCTATCGTAATCAGGGACGTACCCGGCGGATAATTCCTCTGGCGTTCCGGCAGTCGCAGATACGGAGAGGTGATGTAATTCTGGCTTTTGGTACGTTTTGATTGTGTCTATTCCGTCAAGGTCTTCAGTTGCCCTTGACCAATACACTGTCTGTTTTTGGCGTTTTAATCCTCTCATATAGTTCTCCTTAAATAACGTATTTATGATGATTGTATCTGACTGACTCTTGATTAACCTTTGCACTGTTCCTTATAAATAGGTAGAGGTTTTACGAAAGTTTTCCATTTTTTAATGAATTAAATGGGAATTCGTGAAAATCATTTCACTGTAAGCTTCCAGATATTGGTGCTGCCATAATAAAATCCGATTGCGTTTTCTCCGTCAGTAAGGAATGCTAAAGTCGATCTGGAATTATCTGCCTGATAAAAATCAATATAAATATTTTTCAATCCAGTGCCACCAGATCTAAATTCTACGCTCTTAATATTTCCTTTAAATCCGATTTTTTGAGCGTTACTATTTAATTCATTAATCGCTCCCAGAATTGTTTTGTCGTTCGTCTGAAGCTTTGCAAACACTTTATCAGCGATTTTATTAAGGACAAAGTCTGACAGCTTGCTCAGCACACTCTTTTTCATTCCTGTACCGTCATTGATCATAAATGCGTCAGTATCGGCTAATGTGCCTCTGTCGGTGTAATTCGCAGATTCCAGATTTTCCGTTTTGGTTTTCAAGGATGTTATGATCTCGGAGTCCTCTCTCAAGTATGGTGCCATATCAATAGCCGGTCCAAGAGTGTCCCATATTTCTCCTGTCCATGCGACATTCATGCCTGCCTCTCCATAAATAGATTTTTCAGATATGTTATACATCCATCCAATCTTAGGAGATAACGGAAGTTGTGAAATATCTGATACGGAACCTTTGTATAAAAGTGGTGTTGCAATTCCCTCTACGTCCTCTGATACCTGATGGATTTTTCCGTTAAGAACACCATATACTTCAATCGGTGTTACTTTGCTTTGCTCGATCTTATCAGGCTTATACCACAATTTCTTACTCTCATCAAATTTGTAATACTCTCCTGTATCGGTCATAAAACATGATGAATTGTTAGCAACGTACAGAGGGAGTTTGTCTGAATCTTTCGCAAGTCCTTCATAATGACGTTTACCACCATCTTTGAAAACTCGGTGAATACTGCCAAGTTCCGGAAGTTGTTCGCCAGGCTTGTATTCTACATCATCAATGATTACTGTATTTTGTGCAACTGCCATAATAGTTCTCCTTTCACTTATCAATTCAAAATATAATCTTTTTCTTCCTTTGTAAGAATTGAGAGATTTTCTATCTTTTCTTTTGTGATTTTACGTGGGGTACTGTTGTACATACGTTTTAGACTCTCAACTAAAATTCTCATGAAATCACCCCTTCCATAATCAGCTGTTCTGTGTATGCATCAACCATGGCGTTTGCGTACTCTGTCATTTCTGCAGTAGGTTCTTCGTCTCCTGCGTAATCAAGGTATTCGGATGGATTTTGCGATATTTCCTCTTGTGTATGTTTAAATGTCCGGAATATGTTTCCGTCATATTCATACATTTCTTCGGATTTTTTGCCTTGATTTTCAACTGTGACTTTCCGTTCATTCTGGCAAATTACAACATCCATTCCCTTTTCAAGAGGATACGTTGAAACTTCAAGCTGTGGCAAATTGAATCTCATTGTTTGCATGTGTAAGTCTCCTTTCAGTTTTGGATATTTTGGCTTCACAACGTTTTAAAATATAGGCTATATCGTATTTCTTTCTGAAATGTTTGGTATTTGAGTTTTTGATCGCGCCGTATCTTCCGACAAAGCTTTTGGCTGTCTGGTAATCAACATCTTTGTATCTGCGAAGCTGCATCTGTGCTTTCTTGGCTGTTCTGCGAAATCTAACAAAATTAGAAGAGCGAAGTGTAAGACTTTTTCTTGAAACTTTTCTCCCAAGAATATCAATATATCGGTTCCTAAGGTCGATAAAATTAAGTTTGTTCTTTAATTTTAGGCCCAGAAATCGTTCAATATATTCTTTGAATTTCTTTACTGTGTATTTTAAATCTTTTAGGCTTCTAAACAAAATCAGAATATCATCCATTTGAAACAATACATGGGATACTGCATTTATGGTTTTGCAGACACCATTCTTACATTTTCTGGTTTTCAAAATCATCTCGCTTGCAAAATGATAGGCATAACTCATATAATAATTGGCCAGATACTGACTGAGATAAGAACCAATGGAAAGGCCACCTAAAAATGTATCAATCAGAAAGAACACCAAATGCAAAATTCCAGGATTATCAACATCTCTGGACAAAAGATTTTTTAACTTCTTTTTCGGAATTGTCTCATAATATTGCTTTACATCATCCTGCCAAGCCCAACGTATGCTATGGTCACTAAGCCATCTTTTAATTGCTTTTGCTCCAAAATCATTTCCTTTCTTCTTCAGTGCGCCACATTGATAAAAGCCTAACTTTTTACGAAACAGTTCTTCCATAGCATATACAGCAATGTAATCATAAATCTGCTGTTTAATATCTTGTATTCCAATGTTCCTGATTTTTCCGTTACATTTGTCAGTTTGCTTTCTATATCGGATTGGTTTTACGATATACTTTTTATGGATAATCTCCTGCTGAATGCCGTCAATTACTGTGTTAATAAGTCCATTCATCATACGGAAGTCTTTGCAGATCTTTTTTATAATGTCAAATGGGACACCCGAATATTCAGAAAACATCCGAACAACGTCCCCTCTGTCCATTTTCCCATGTAGACAATCTCTGACTGCTCTTTCAATCAATCGCCTATCCGTTATGTCTATTCTTTTACAGCATCTTTTCATATTTTAAAATTCCTTTAAAGGATATTTTTACTCGTTTAAATTCCGAGGGACGTTCGGATTTCTACTAGCCCCAGTTTATGCCTTACGCATAAACTACCAGTTTCCTCGTCAGGCTACCGGTTCCCTTTTTGTTTCCTATTTAAGTACCTTATACGGTAATGAAATTTAATCCACGAAATGCCACGCAAAAGTACCAGTGTACTAAATTATTTCGTCAAATTTATAAAAGCAGAGGGCGTAGTTCCAGTTCGCGTTCGAAACGTCGTTCCTGAGATTCGCGTACGAAAATCCCGCATTCGACTCGTTCCTCAGATTACCGCGCCGCCTGTGTGACAAGTCCTATATATTATTATTTTATAGAGGGGCAGCCCCCTCTTTTGCTTCGCAAAATTCACCCCTAAAAGGTTCGGAATTTAAACGCAGAGGGCGTAGTGCCAGCTCGCGTACGAAACGACGTACCAGAGATTCGCGCATGAAAATCCCGCATCCGACCCGCCCCACAGACCCCCGCGCCGCAATGCTTCTCTCCAACCAGTTCCCGTACCTCCGTTATATTCTCTGTCTCCAACTCCTACGGAATCTCCTGCGCCTTTAGTCCGCAATGTAATTACACCGGTTTTTAAGTCAATATTAATATCTCCAATCCAGCAATCATCCGAAGAACCCAAGTCAACCGTTACAACTTTAGTCCATCCAGTCCCGGTTGCTGACCATGCGGATTTTCCACGCACATAATAATCGACTGTGCTTGCGGATGTTTTGTTCCACAATTCATTCATGGATATATAATAAGTACCAATCATATCTTCGATGCCACCGAGTTTGAATGGATAAATTCCGTCATTCACAATATATCCGTCTGTGCCTTGAACATTATCTGTTGTTCCAGAATGCAATGGCATCGAGCTGATATAGGTATCTGTTGTAATTGTCATTCCTGTCTTTTCAACATATACGCGACTATTTGCTGTACCCTCAATAACTTCTATTGCAGTTACTCTGACTTTATCTGCGATATTTCTCATCCAGGTAGCGCCACGGTCAAGATTATCCGTGTGCCCCGTTGCATCTCCTATGGATACTGTTAAGTCAACTTTGAAATTATTCGCCTGAGCCGTTGGAAGAACTACATAATTTACATTTGTGTCTGCCTGTGCAACTTTATATTGAAAGTTGTATCTAGTACAGCCTTGGAATATCTGTTGACTGTTTTTAGTTGCATACTTAATCCACAACATGCACAGTAAGTAAGCAGTACGTTCAGAACCAGAACCGTGGTATCCGGTTCCTTTTTTCTGCAGCTCTGTATTTCCAGATTGTGCCGAAACAAAGTTGAAAATTGGATTTCCGGAAGAAGAATATAATATCCCGTCAATTTGTCCTGCATAATATTTTGTTAAGATTCCATATCCAAGTTCTTCATTACACCACGGAGTAACTGTCGTGCACCCTAATTCGGGATGTGGTTTTGTGGCAAAATGAACGATATAATAAGTATCAAATTCCTGAATGCCCCAGTAAGTCAGTGGAACCATTACGCCAACATCCACTTTTCCAGCACGTTTAAAGCCATTTCCGCCGTCAATTGCCACCGGGATTTTATTTTCGTTTTCATCAATAATAAAATTACAGTCCATGGTGCTGAACGCGCTGCGGTTTGCAAAATCGTCACGATTTTTTGTTTCTTCCGTAGATGGAGTTGTTATCATTCCAACAGAGTCATTCATTTTTTCACCTTTGGGGTTCGTACTGGTACTATACCAATAAAATTTTGTAGAAAAGACTTCATCTGTTGCTATTTTTTGGTAAAAGTTTTTCCAATCAAATTTTGATACATCTGTTACCATTGTTTTTACTACTTTAAGAAGTGATAGAATTTCTTGTGAAGTTTTTTCCATTGCCACATCTACTGACACTTGTGCCATTTAATAAATCCTCCTATTTCCCATCGTCATAAGTCACTCGAAGTCCGCCAGACTCATTAATGCTAAGCGTGATTCCTTGCCCGTTTGCTTTCTTTTTTAACTCTTCCTGCAGATCAGCATTTAAAACATATCCAGAATCGTTCTGCAATTCGCTTGTTTTGCTTGGAATTACTGTAGTATCTGGCAATGCTCCAACTTCTTCAGCCGTATATGTCGGCTTACTCTGCTGTTTTACCCAATCTGCCAATTCGCTTGATTTAATGTAAAGTGACATATCAATCGGAGCGCCCATGGTATCCCATACTACTCCATTCCACGCCACGTTCATTCCTGCTTCGCCGTAAATAGATTTAGACTCGATATTATACATATCTCCGATGCTCGGATTTCGTGGAAGTAAATCAGCGGTCGCAACGGTTCCTTTGTATATAACAGGCGTTTTTATTTTTGCCTCCATATCGGAAATCTGGCGTTTTAATATTGCATATACTTTCTTTGCTGTTAATGCCATGTGTTTCTCCTTTACAGTTTGTACCATGTATCGGTAGGTTTGTGATATTCGTATAATTCAGAAGTATCAAGGCACAGCGCCGAAGAACCACTCTGTACATAATGCGGGAGCTTTGATACATCTTTTGAAAGCCCCTCATAATCACGAACCATACCTCTTGCATCTGTACATACCCAGCTACCTAAATCCGGCAATTCATCACCGGGATTGTACTGAACGCCGTCAAAAATAATTGTGTTTTCTGCTTTTGCCATCTATGCAATCATCCTTTCTGCCCCAATGGGAGCTACATATGTGAACTGGTTTCCTAAGATATCTCTGGCTGTGCCAATAACAAACTGTCCATAGTCTGCCAGAATATTGCATACAAATTCCTCTGCGTCCACCCAATACCGTTTCTTGACCATGCGGTGAAGTTCTGGCAACAGTCCGTAACTGAACATCACGCAATGACCTAATTCATGAATAAACACACGGTTCAGGAGTTCTCCATACAGGTTATTTGCGATTGAAATAATGCGGGTGGAATAATCCGATACTCCAAGTGTTCTGTTGCCTGTACGGTCAATTAACACGCTGTCGTGCGGAGATACAAACTGCACTCTCCATAGGTCTCCGTTCATATAAAATTGTCTTAGCATGGTTTATCACCATCCTTTTCAAATTAAATCAAGTTCTTGGAATACTTTAAAAATCTTTGGAGATTGAATTGCAAACCAATCAACCATTTCTTCGTTCGTAGCCCATGCTCCATAAAAATTGGCAGACGAAGAATCAAGTCCACTTTCAAATAAAAAAGCATGAACAATTTCATGACGTAGGATGTTTTTCTTCCAATTTTCGTAATCTCTTAATTCACAATCATCTTTTTTGTTACACACTATAATTTCGTGCGCGGACATATCCGTGTATCCATCTCTGCCTTTTCCATCAAGTAAATCGTCGTCTTTTTCATTCCTGAAATATATTTTGTACTCGGTTCCTAAAATATTTACAGTCAAATTTTCCATAATCAATCCTCGAATTTCATTACGAATTTTCCACCGCATTCACATTTTTCATGACAGTCATATACATTCCAATTAGTTGTTGATTTGTCAGCACTTGGTTTCTGTGGTTTTCCGCATTTCTCACAAATCATTTTAATTTTGACTTCCGCTTTTTTTCTCGACATATTATGTACCTCCATAACTAAAAAGCCCCTGCTACATTCCTGTAACAAGGGCAAAATTCATTTCATATTCAATTCATCTGCTGTATAAAACGTGTCAAGTCAGTCTTCATCTGCTGTCTGATTGATGCGTCTGCATCATCCCACATTTCTTTCATGTTGCGGATGATATCTTCTGTATACTCTTTCATGGAATCATCCATTTTTCTCTTAGACTCAGCGTCTTTGGAATCATGGTAATGTCTGCGATTCTCGCTGTATCTGTCGTAGGTTTCACCATATCTGGACTGCTTATGGTTCATTCCATCCATTCTCATATCACTACGGTCTGGATGATAACCCATGCGGTACAAGTTCTGGTCAAACTCTGGATTGTTCGGATATTCGCTTATCCAGTCATCATCCTGCATATGAAGATATGGCATATATCCCATTCGGCTTCCTTTGCCTTTTGGAGCAAATCTACCATTGGAATAACGATACCTGTCATATCCCATGCGTCCAAGATACTTCTCTTCCTGTTCGCATTCGTCCATAGCTTCTACGATTCTGTAATCCTTATCTGCGCAAATCGCACACTTTACGGATTCCATGCAGTCTTTCAAATCGTCCCAGTCCTGAGAACTAAGATTGTCAAATCCATGCGCTTTGGCTTTCTCCATAGCCCATTTTCCCATTTCCATTGCAACTTTATGCATTACAATTCCCCCTTTCTAACAGCCTGTGTAGCAGGTGCTTCTGTCGTTGGGGCTGTACCATTGATTGCAGCCAGATTGTTATTCGGGCTACATGCCGGGTTTCCTAACATTTTGAACACTCCACCAGTTGCACTTGTAGCTACTCTGGTTGCGTATTTTGTTCTAGTTCTGACACCACATGCTGTTACCTGTGCGCAACAACGATTCTCTAACGGATACAATGTTGTTCCTGTTCCTATCTGAATCATTACCGGAGCAGTAATTGTAGTGGCTTCTGGTATACTTTGTGCAACAACAATACAATATTTCTCTCCATTGTTGTAACTGCCTGTCGGAAGTGTGATTACAAGATTGCCTCCTGTAAACGCAACGGCTTGGCTGATTACAAGATGGTTGCAGAGCTTACAAACATTTTTACAACTCATATTTCTACCTCTCAATCAAAATAAGAGGTGAGCTGCAACCCACCTCTTAGAATTAGTCAACCTCTAAGGGTGAGTTACTTAGCAACAACCGTTACCATATGTATTACATCCTGCATATGCATATGGAGCTGGAACCTGGAATGCAGGAATCGGAGCCGGGTTGATTGCATTGATTAATCTCTGAGCCTGTGCGTACATCTCTGTTGTAAGCAATGCGGACTGACGATCCTGAGATGCAGCACGTTTCAGATCAGAGTTCTCTGCCTGCAATGTTGCAATCTTATCATTCGTCAAGAAATCAAGGATTGCTCTTGTATTGCTGTTCTGATTGTCCAGAATATCTCTGGTATTGTTGTTCATTGTGTTTTGAAGAGCACAAGTGTTGGTAGCCATGTTGTAGTTGATGCCCTGTATAGCTTCTCTTGTTTCACAGCAACAGCTTGCTAACTGAGACTGTAAGGCATTGGTATTCTGCATACCTGCTACTGTATCAGCATTGATAGCCTGCTGAACGCCATTGAAGCCCTGAAGCATTCCAACGTTCACGCCGTTGAAGCCACTTTGCATGGTATTGTTAAGAGCATATGTGCTGTCACAGACGCCCTGCTGAATACCTCTGATGCCGTTCTGAATATCGTTAAGAGCAAAACTCTCATTAATATCCGCACGTGTGGCCCATCCTTGGAATCCAGCACCATTTGCACCGTTTCCACCATTGCCGCCGAAGCCGCCGCCCCAGCCGCCAAAACCTCCCCATCCAAAGATAGCAAAGATCAAGACGAGCCAGATAAGTGAAAAGCCATCACCGCCCCACATATCATTTGCGCGACTATTAGAGCCTGTAGCAGCTGCAATGTCGCTAAGGCTGTAATTTGAACCATTCATCATGTTTTTAGTCTCCTTAAATTTTATTTACAATAGGAGACATCCGCGGCTGTCGTCCCAAATTGTAGCGATTCTGAATCACCCAATTATGGGGAAGTGTTATAATCCAAGGAATTTCTGGATAATTCCATCTGGAGATAAATGCTTTTCTTCAAAAACATTCTGTTGAATTTGATGCAGTTGACTTGCGTCACCTTTTTTATATAAATCCAACGCATTCTTCAATGTTGGATTATTTCCTGCAAATTTACTCATATCGTTCATCATGTTGTCAACACTTCCGAACCTCTGAGAAATCATTTTCTCAAATTGCTTTTTCATCATGGCGTTTGGATTGAATGTCATCTCTGCCTACCTCCATTCTGCTTAGACTCCGATGTCCCTGACATTTGTGTCGGAAACATACTCTTTATTTCAGAAATCTCAGAGCAAACATCGTTCCGAAGCTGATTGAACATTGCTTCAATGTCAATCTGTTTTTCTTCTTGCTTTGGCTGTTTTTCGTCTGGGTTTGCAAGTCGGTAAACAAAGATTTTACTTCTTCCATCAGATTGAAGCTGCTTTCTATAAATTTCAGTTCCGTCTGTCTTTGGATAGTAAACAGGATTGCCGGACATATCCACATCTTTAGCCTTTACAGTATCAATCCCATCCACCATCTGTCCTTGAAGCATAGGTGATTGTGGAACCGGCTGTAACTGTTGCATCTGTATTTGACCATAAGGCATTGACTGCTGATAATTATTTTGCAGTTGAGCCAGCCTGTCCTGATACGGCTGTATCTGTCCGTATGGATTGTTTATTATTGGTTGTTGCGGATAATACGGATAACCTGCCATAATCTGTTCCTCCTGTCCGGGATTCAAGAATCATATCCATATCATCTATAGAACGATGCTTTTCCCATATACCCTCGTAAGGGTTTCTTAACATAATCATTGTGTTTTCTCCTATGATTATATTATATAGGAAGGAACTCTGTTTTTGAACGTCACTATTTCGCCACGTTTTCGCCACAATACAAAGAAAAGCCCCGACAGTACATCGGGGCAACTTTAGAAATTTTCTTCTTTATTCTTTTGTTAATTCGGTCTATGGTTCTCGGACTATACCCCATAAGTTCAGATGCTTCCCATAGTGTCTTTTCGCCATAGGCCCGTAATCGAAACAGTTTTTCTTCTCTGGAATCGAAGCCTGCTTCTTTTAAATAAAATTTTCTTTCATCTTCTGAAAAGTCTGTATAATTCATATTTCCACCGTCCTCCCTTACAAGTGGAATCAAACTGGAAGAATACCGCTTAACATAAATCCGATAACTGCGCTGACAATTGCCGTAATAATACATACAATGATTGTATCATAGCGCTTTCCTGGAACTGCCATGAGAGTTTTTATATTGTTATTCATCTCATCTACAGTTGACTTGATATGGTTCAAGTCGTTTTCGCTTAATGCTGTTTTTCTTTCCAGTTCCCCGATGCGCTCATAAAACTCTTTATTGCGGTCGGATTGTCTTTCTTGCATCTTCCGAAGATTATCTTCTAATTCTACTATGCGGTGTTCATTAAAACATTCGTGTTCACATCCCATCGCCAGTTCCTTTCTTCACTCCCTTAACATTTGCTTTTCCCTACTGAATATAAGCAACCCAGCGGCACTCCGGGAGGACAAAAATACTGTGCCACGTGACCCAACCATCTTATTAAATTAAACTTCCTGCAAATGGAAAAACTCCATGATTGATATATATTTCCGTTTCGGATTCCCAGTTTCGACTTACTGAATTTTCAGAATGTGATTCTTGGAACTCGGCTCCCTGTTTCACAAGGAAATAGAGAGCCAGATCAAATATGCAATCATAGCAATATTCCATATCGGTATTGATTCTTTCTTCTGTATATCCAGACGGATAGTTGCGCTTCTTTTTAAATGAACGAATTGCACGTTTTACAGACAAAGAAATCATACCGTCAGTTTCCGCATCATCGGATAGATACTCTTTCAGATCATTTACAAGCTGTTCGTTCATTTAAGATCACCTATCCTTGTTGAGATAAAATTTCAGAGATAATACCAGCCTTGTTTGTAGATATCAGGGCACAGCCATTGTCACTTGCGAGCTGTTTCAGTTGAACCACTGTCATGCTTGACAGCTCGCTTTCTGCATATTTGCGTTTTGAAGCATCATTAACACTTACTACAGATGGTGACTGGCTGTTCTCGTCGAGACTATGCCCGTTTATTCCCCCGCTTTGGTACCGATTACGATACCGCCGTTGGCTTTTGGCACAACAGGAACGAACATACCGGACGCTTTTGTCCATACTGCAACCGGGTCTTGTGTAGCCCACATGGACAGTGTTACGAAGGAGCGATTTTCTTCCTGAATAAACTGTCTGTATTCAAGTTCCTCTGGTGTTACGCCCCAGAGTCCAGTACCAAATGAACCGTTCGGCTCTGCTTCATACAGTGTGAATACATCCTCTTTGAAGTATCTTCCTGTTTTGAGAGAACCATCCGCTTTTCTGAATCTGAATTTCTCGTCGCAACGATCAATTGTGATTCCGTATTCCTGCATAAGCAGATTTGCAAGTTCCTGTTTTGTTAAGAGACGTTTGTTTGCTGCTCCCAGAACTGCTGTCTGCATTGCAGTGTTGTTTCTCATGTAGTTAATCATTTTAAGAGAAGTAAGGGCTTTATTTACCACAAAGCCATTATCCTCTGCGATAGCAACCATCTTCTGGATATCGCCCATGATATCTGCATCCGGTTTAGACCAGTCTGTCATTTCTACCTTTGCGCTGGACGGAACGCCGTAATCAATGCTCATATCCACGTTGTTCTCTTTGACTTTTACTGCACCAGTAGAAAGGAACTGGCCTTTCATGACATTTGCTCTAGCAACAACACCTTCAAACAGGTTGGCTGCATCATCAAATACAAATTTCTTTAAGTTCTCATCATCCGGCACACCGTTTTCGATTGCCTGCTGTAATCTCTCAGACTGATTAATTTTTCTCTTAATAAAGAGCTTTTCAGTAAGGACTTTTTCAAATCCCGGTCTGGAACCAATTTCTGCTTCAGTATCGAGAGCGTGAACGAATGCTACCTCCGGCAGTCTCTGTCCGGCCATAAGTCTATAGTATTCAGCTTTCAGGTACTGGGTTTTAATATCAGGGAAAATAGTGTCAAGGATACCTGGCCTTTTAACACTGAAATCCTGAGAAAAGTTAAGTCTTTCTTCCTGTGTGATTGATTCTAAAATATTAAATGGCATCTGCTATACCTCCTTAAAATTCTGGGTCTGTAGTAGTCACAAAAACGATACCTGCTTTTTCGAGCTCTGCTTTTGCAGTAGTTTCTACTGTTACCGGAAGTCTTTTTTCAAGAACACGTCCTGCAACAATCACGGAAATTGGTCTCTTAGCATCGTCTGTCATATCAACATCTTCAAACACGATGCCTTTAGCACCAGTTGCGTTTGTCGGATATACAGAACCTGCTTTGATAATCTTCTTAGTTCCAACGGTTTCAGCATTTGTCTGTTCTGCTGTATAGGTTTTAAGAACCAGTCCTACCTCGGATTCGAGGATGTTAGGTGTGGATTCGTACTGCTCTGTTTTCATAAAAGCCATAATCTAAATCTCCTTTTCTTAAATATTTACTGGGGCATTATCGTCTGCCGGTTTATTTTCTGGACACATTTTTGCTGAGTACGCTTTTGCGTATTCAGATGCTTCGATTTTCTTTTCTGGTTCTCCACCAGATTTACCGCCACCGGGATTAGGTGTATTTTCAAGTGCTTCTTTCTCCCAAGCTGCTTTTGCGGTATCAAGAGCGTTTTTATTTTCTACGGAAATTCCATCGACAAATGTCTGGGCTTCTTTAAGAGCATCCTCCGCATTCATATTTGAAAATGCTTTGATTGCTCCCGCATAGGCATCTCCTTTCATTCCTGCGTTTGCAAAAATAGAAGTAATTTTGCCTGTCAGAGCTTCTTTTTGGGAAGTTGCAAGTGCAGATTCAAGGTCAGAAATTCTTTTTTCGTTTGCAGCTTTTTCTTTCTGACGTTCCAGTTCTGCTTTCTCAGCTTCAGTCATGTTCTGTTTTTTTAATTCTTCCAGTTCTTTTTCCAGTGCTTCTGCTTTATCAGCCTGTTCTTTTGCTTTCTGGGCTTTTGCTTTCTCTTTAGCCACATCAGAATTTGACTGATTCAGAAAAGAAGTAATCTGGTCATCGGTTGCATCTGGAAAAATCCTTTTAACATCTTCTCTTGTCATTGAAATCTCCTGTCACCAATACGCTTTTTTACGCTGTTCGCTCAGCTCAAGGTGTCTCCCATGTTCACGCTGTCGGGTTGCATATTTTTTAATAAAAAAGAGACGATTTTACTCGTCTCTAAATTAACTGTATTGAATTGAGCACCGGCAATTCACAATCTCGTCTGTCGAAGCTCCTAATGAGGTATCTTTTGGAAATTGTAGTAAGCTATCTCCAACCGAGAACGGCTCACCAATCGGAAGCGTGATTCCTCCAACTTCGAGGTGCGTCTTTCGTTCTCTTTTGTCTCCTACGTCAATCCATTTCTTTTTTGCCTTTCCTGATTTCACAGCTTTCGAATACTGCCTGTAGTTCAGTATCGAATTAGCTTCACACTCTGAAATAAACATTGCCCGGTCATTTGACAGGTAATAATCATCAGTAATGCTTTTATCTTCAGAAGAAAGTCTTTCGAATGTTGTATCGATAATTTGCTTTGTTATATCATTGGCATATTGCTTGATATATGTATCTATAAGCATATACGAAGCAATTACATCCAGATATTTGTCGTAAAATTGAGTCTGGATATATTCTCGTTTCGTTTCTCCACTTTCTATGGTTGTTTCTATCAGTGCCAAAATATAAAGGACAACTTCTTCCATTTGTTCGGAAAAAGCTATCCTTTCTTGTTTTTCTTTGTCTGATATCGACATTTTGCTGAAATATTCTTTATATGGTTCGCTTCTGCGATTGTTGGGTCTGATATTTAGCTCATCATATGATGAAACACTCATTCTGAAATCACATCCTTATTAAAGCCATTCAGCAAATCTTTCGCTTTTTGCAGTTCTGAGTCCGGGTCTGCCAATTCCGGGTAAATGGTTCCAAGATATGGTAAACTCATTTCGTATACTTTTTGCGGATCACTAAATAATCCGCAAGTAATCAGCGCAATAAGCGGATGAATTTTATTCTTAAACAGATAATCAAGTGCCTGCGCTTTGACAAGCATGTTATCTGTCGGGTTTCTTGTGATTTTTACATCAAAGTCTCTGGTCGAGATATTTACATCCATTGAAGTTTTTCGAATGATATTCAAAATGATTCTGGCAGATGCCTTTTCAGCTTCTTTTGTGAACGCTTCTACCAATTTTGCGTCTCTCTCTGCGAAATCCCAACCATTCCTCAGATATACTGCATTGCCTGTATCTCCACCGGTATTGCTTTGCCGGTTTGGCATCGCTTCAACAATCAGCATATTGTTGTAAATATCATCTTTTGCAACCTGGCTCTCGGACTGATTAAGTTCCGCAGTCATCATTTCAACATCTGACTGCGTTCCATTTCCAATGTCCTTAACCGATACTGCGCCAAGTTTTATCATTTTCAGAAACTCTTGTTCGTCAACTTCACAGTTTTTGAACTTCATAAGAGCCTGGACAAACTGTTCGACTCCATTAAGTCTATCTGACTGGTATTTATTGATTGCGTCATATGCTGTGATTGAAATCTCAATATCGGAAAGTCTATCTGGGTTGTTTGGATATTCGTTGATGGGTATTCCGCCAAATCCGTTCAATCCAAATTTCTTGAGTTTTCCATTCTGTACATTGAAATACTGATTGCTAGAAAAAATCAAATAATATTGCTCATTATCTTCATCTTTCAGAATTTGAACCGACGCAATAGGTCTTCCGGTTCGACTAGAATAGATAATATATACGTCCCCCGGATATGGAACAAAAATCTGAAATGGTGGTAAATCACTACCTTCTGTCCAGTCGTCATTCTTAAGAATACACTTATATGCAGTCCCCACCGCACTCTGATATATTCCAAGCTGAATATTTCTGGCATCCGCATTTGCTTCGTCCAGGTAATCATTCAATAAGTCGACCTGAGAATTAGTTTCTTTGCTTGCTTTCTTTTTCTTGCAAACATATTGGATTGGTTCTCCGTATATCTGCCCTGCTTTGAATTTTACCGTTTCAAGTGCATGATTCTCAACGACTTTGTTATTAACTTCCGGTCGAACAAGTTTATCACGATATAAAATCGGCTGATCTCCTTTATAATACCTATAAAGGTAATCAATCATAATCCTGTTTCGATTATGTATACCGATTGTATCTGAAAGAACCTGTAATACATTATCCGGTGTGATTTGATTTACGCCAGTATAAGCAACTTTTCTTCCAAATTCGCCCTGGCATAGATCAATGAAGCTGATTTTGTTTTTCACAGTTGCTTATTTCCTCCTGTTTCTATGCATGAAAAAAGCACCAAGGTTCAACCTCAGTGCTTATTTTACAGCTTATATTATACAATATATTATCAATATGATTCCATATGATTGCATACTATCTTTTGAATCCTTTTACTTTTCTGACTGATTCAATTGCTTTCAAATGGCAAGAACGGATGTGCTGAATTGAATATCCCATTTCGTCAGCTACTGTAACCAGACTTTTGTATTCCACATATTTTTTGTGCAGCAACTGAGAATATAAAGAATTGTCAAGACTATTAATGGTGTTTGATACTTCCTGCTGAATATCTGACATTTCGGAAATATCTTTAGCAATTTCTTGTTGCAGATCAGCAATCTTTACGATTGTATCGCCTACATGGTCTTTTGTACCGGATGTTTGAACCTTTTCTCCAGTTGAAAAAGAAGATAAACTTGTAGCCAGCATTCTGAGCTGATATTCTTCAGAAATTTTGTTTTCGATTTTTCTCTTATAATCACGAACTTGTTCTAAATATTCTCTTGTGGTCATATTATCTCCTTCCCAAAAGAATCAATTTTTACTATATTTCCAAACGAATCCACCAGATGTTTTCAGATTACCTTTTGCACATTTAGCAATGCCGGAATATGATATTCCTGTTTCTCTTGACGCATCAATCAAGCTTGCAAAAGAATTCAATTTATTTCCGTTTGTGTCAAACATATCAACTGGCTTAGAATAATTTTCTTTGTTTTTCTGATGCCATTTCAACCCTTCTGGGGATTTGTGCCATTCAGACGCTTTATCGCGTATATTGTTTAGGCTTCTTATGCCAAGTTTTCGGAACTCGGGGTTTTTCCAATTATTTAAAGAGTGTTCAGAAAAATGCTTAGACTTATTTACGCATTCCAAGTTATTAATATCATTATTAAAAGGATTTCCGTCTTTGTGATGGATGCAGCATTCTGAAGGAACCTTTCTTTGATAATAAAACTCCCATATAGCCACATGAAGTCCTTTTGCGTGTCTACGTTCTTCGTTTTTAGTAGAAGTGGAAAGATAATATCTTTTTGCTCCCATAAGCCTGTATATTTTTCCGTTAAATTCGACTTCTTCTGGTTTATTTAATGTATTTACCATAGTTATCTTCTCCATAAAGGATTTTGGATTGCTTTTACAACTGCTCCATTTCCTTTTTCGATAAACATTTGTAACTGAGTGAGTGAATCTGGGGAATCATCATGAACATTCTTTCCGAGCTGTACAAAAAAAGTAAGTTCATCCATTGCAGCCTGATACTCTTTGCTCCGATGGTCAGAATCTAAGAAGACAAAATTTCTTTTTATGTCATCGGAATATGCTATGATTTTTGACATCTTCTCCATATTTGCCGGTGCCCTGCTTGAAGTACAACTGCATTTATACTTCTGTTCTTTTAGTTTCTCGTCCACGTACATTTTGTACATATCTCCGCCGTTGTTGGCCTCGAAATTAATCTGACGTATTTCATTTCCCATAATCTTTCCGACAACTATTGGAAGCGTTGTTTCTTTTGTTCCCTTGTTAAATACCCAGTCAAAAATATAGACATCTCCGTTTTCATATTCTCTTCCGATAGGCATTGAAAGGCTGTCTCCGCCTCCCCATGCAACGTCACAAGCAGTAACCACTCTGCTATCTCCGTCTGGAAGGATACCGTTGTACAGTCTAAGTTCATCTTCTGGAAAAAGAAGTCCCTCGCGGATAAATGGATTTTGTTGATACTTCGCTTGCCACTCGTTAGAATCAAGTCGCGATCTCATGTCAATGTAGTATTTTGTAGAGAACCCAACACCATAATCGTAATCAAAATTAGATTCCCCATCACCATTCAAAGCAGGAATCTTTCTAAATCTATACAGTGGATTATTCCGCTTTTCTGCTTCTACTTTTCCGAGCGGGTCCATGACATTCCATCGTGTTCCTACCATAAGTTCTCTTGCGCCGTCATTTTTACGGTCAACCAATACGTTTAGATAATCCTGGTAGCGATTTTCGAGACGTGTAGGGCTTAATGATTCTGTCCTATCTCGAACAAGGTCATCAACATACAGGTACCCATCGGAGGATATATCTACAGAACCAGTCCACGTACCGTCAATACCACGACAAGTAAGGGTTGAAAATCGGTCTGGTGCTCCTAAATTGATTTCTTTCTTATCTGCTGACTTCTTTTCCAATGTTGCTTCTGGAAAAATCTCATTGAACGTATACTCTGGTGTTGATATAAGGTTCTGGATTTCTCCGTAAAAACCGTCAGCAAGGATACCACTATGTCCGCTCATTGCATTATGACTGTTTGGTCTTTTTCCCATTATCCAAGATAAGAAAAAAATACATGTGGTGGACTTTGCAGTTCGTGGTGGCATGGACACGCCAAGAAACTCAATCTTTCTATCTTCCAAGTCCTGAAGGTCTTGAACCAAAATGCTCAAAGTTTTCTTTCTTGGTTCGTAAAACTTTCTACGTGGCTGCCTGTTTTTTTCCATATAAAACAAATAGCTTTCAAAAATCCATGGTGCTTCCAACAGCAAATATTTCCAGTAAATATCGTCAAAATCTCCACTCCCAGTAATAGCAGCTTGCCTTTCTGCGATATTGTGTGCATACTGGCTTACCTTTATTCCCATCTGTTGCGCATCTGGATTATCCTTGAAAGGAAGATCAATATTCATATTTAACAACAGATCAAGGCAATCTTTCTGGTTTTGATAGACCGTCATATCATCATTGATAATTTGATTTAGGATTGCCCGATACCATTCAAGCGAGCCTTCTGTGAATTTTTGCATAAAAATAGAGCCAGACCTCCTTTCTTCTTAGGATTTAGTCTGGCTCTCATGTGGCTCTTTGACTGGTTATTCACTTGCTTTAAAGTTATATATAGGTTTGATAATATCAACTATTTCTACAGTATCTTTGATATTATCAATAATTTCTTGCGGTGGTTTGTAGGCCATAGGGCTTTCATCAATTGTGGATTTCTGAACGGATGTTGTGTATATCCCATCCATAGACTCCTTAAATTCTTCTAACGAGATGTTTTCTTTTGCTTTTGATCGGCTCATAATGCGTCCTGCGCCATGCGGGGCCGAACAATTCCAGTCCTCGTTTCCTTTCCCGAATGCGATAATGCATCCGTCTCGCATATTCATTGGAATAAGAACTTTTTCGCCATATTTAGCTGATATTGCACCTTTACGAACAATGTTTGTATCGTGGTCAATATAATTATGAATTGTATCAAACCATGTATTTCTTTGGAGTGTCCAATTCATAGTGTAAAATATAGCGCTCTGTATACATCTTCTGTTTATTCTTGCAAATTCTTGGCAAATTTTCATATCATGCAGATATTGTTTTCTGTGTTCTCCTGTCAAGTAACACAATTCTTTCGGAATACCTAGTTTGTCCGGCTTCCATTTTCGTTTTAATTCGTCAATACCATGTTGGATTTCCTTGTGTCTGCCAGAACGCTTGTATTCTTTCACCAATTTTTGTATTTCAGTTTCGAGCTTGTCTGTGCCCTGCATGTCTTCTATGGCAATTTTTTGATATATTTCAGCTACTTGTTTTCCAAGGTTGCGACTCCCAGTGTGGATTACAAGATAATTTAATCCTTTCGAATCAGTGTCAACTTCAATGAAATGATTTCCGCCCCCAAGTGTACCAAGGCTCCTGCGAATCCATTCAATATTTTTGAGTCGAGAAAAACAATGAAGTTCTTCTAATTCTTCAAAATTTATGATTTCGTCACGTACGTTTCTTCCTGCCGGAACATTGTTATTTCTTCTGCCGCACACAAAGAATCAGCGGTATTTGGGGATAAAATAATTAGTGCATATCCACATTTTCCTGCTCCTTCGTCAATATTTTTTTTAAATCTATTGTCCCCACATCGGCAGGAATTTGTGTTGTAAGCATTCCACATCCAATGTCCACGCCAACAATGTTTGGAATTACTTTATCTCCAAGATCAGCAGTAAAGCCAATTACACACCCTGCTCCTGCGTGAACATCTGGCATGATTCGTACTTTACATTTGGAAAATGCAGGCTGTTTTATCAGTGTATAAATCTGATTTAATGCTTCTGGTTCAATATTATCTGTAAATATCTTCAAGTTGCTCATAATGGCACTCCTTTCTGGCTCTCTGACTGGTTATTATTCCCACAGAAACTTATACATTCACCACAAATTCTTTCTTACAGTTGCTTCCCTTGCATTTATACGGCATCCGATAAATCTTTGTGGTTGGGAAAATCTTTAAGGCTTTCTTTCCACAAAACGGGCAAATCACCCACTTTGTACCATTTTCCATTTTAATTTGTGCTGAGCCGTCCCATGGCTCAGGCATATTCATATATTCAGAGAAGTCGACTCCTTCTGATTCAAGTGCTGTTTTAATGCTCATTTCCCGTTATCCTTTCTTACTAAGGTGAAAATTGTTTCGTAGTTATCTCCGATGTAATCCGAACATTCTGGATTTTTATGAAATAAAACAGTGTTTCCTGCCAGAAGCACATGCTTGTCTGGATAAAATCTGGTCGGGATGTTCATTCGATGGCATTCTCCCTCAAGATTATATACAGTATCAAAAAATCCAATATCGGTACCTGAATAATTAATTCTCATAAGCGAATATGTCCCTATCTGGTCGAACTTAAAATGATTTTATTCTTACACTGCGGGCAAATAATGTATTTTCGCTTGTACCCGAATCCAGATGGCATATTTGTAGCAAAATGCTTCTCTACATTTTCATCTTTCACATCTTCGGATTCGTCATAGCTCAATACTGCACCGCATTTGTCACAAGTTGCTTCTTTTAATGTACCAGGTTTCAAAATCTTAATCATTTCTCTCTTTCCTCCCTGTGCTTCATCTGGCATTCAATCATCTTTGCTATATTCTCACGTTCCTGCTTTATTCCATGTCCCTGACGGAACAACTCACATTCAAGGATATTTCCGCATCTGGAACATTCGTCTTTAATTTCTTTGCCAAAAATCTTCATTTTCACACACCGTTCAAAATATCAATAAGTTTTTTGAAATCTATTTCTTTTGCGCATAGAGACAAGCGCATTTTTATCGTTTCCAATTCTTCATATCTGCGTGTAAGCTCTGCTAGTCGAACTATGAGTGGTTTATCGCTTATCAAGTAAAAATCTACAGCCGATCTTGTGATGAAATTGTGAGAACCCGAAAGAGTAACTGCTTGAACTTGAAAATTACTGGTCTCAAGTATTTTATTCTTCTTATCAACGTGAATGTAAGAATCTGATATTATTCCGGGTTCACATAGTTTCATCAAAAAATAGTCTGCATCTTTATAGTCAGTTGTGATGTAAATTATTTCCTGTTTTCTCATCTTCAACGTCCTCCCAACATTCGCAACTATCATCAAGGCATCTGAATTCTGCGCAATGTTCACTGTCACCATTGCAACAGATACATTCTTCCAATGCATACCGTTTACACTTTTACTTTCATAAGTATCTTCTGAATTTAAAAAAGTCCAGTGTGCCGACTTGAACGGCATAAATCTCCCAACGAGAAACACTGGAACCGAACGAAGTAAGAGAAAAGATTCCAATGATTGCAATTCATTGGAATCGGAAAGGCAGGAATCGAACCTGCGGCACATAGCTTACAATGCCATTGCTCTACCACTGAGCTACATTCCATACCGCCTGTAACGGACAGTTCTCTAAAAAGAAACTGGGTTGATTCCCACATCACATGCTTTTGGGCCAGATGAAAATATCCAGATAAGCATTAACCTTTCCATCGTAAAACGCATGAACTAGATGGTTCTTTTAGAATTGCCGACTATCACTTCTCACGGCCCGTGGTCTCATCTCTCTAAAAAGTTTTTTACGCAAACGCCTAGTGAGTTGTACATTTACGCTCATGCGTAAATCCACCTGAGACATAGACCACTTGTATACAAACAGCTTAACTCTAAGCGGATTAAAGCGGAACGCCCGGAATCGAACCGGAGACCAGAGCGCGACTCTGTCAGTTTTCCACTAGCGTACATTCCACACAACCCGGATTCCCGGGTTAGCAAGGTGTTTAACGTGTCATGCCTGCCACGAGTTGTTTCGGATATTTATTTCTTTTTTAAAAGAAAAGTATGAATAACAAAAACCTTAATCAAGGAGGTGAGCCATCTTGCGTGCCAGATGGCAAATACGCACGACAG